CTTGAGGGGCTGTGGGAGAAAGGGAGCGGCGATTACAATAGTATCGCCATCACTCACTCTAATAACTTGTGCATCGTATGTTGCTGATTTTGCTGGCATTTTGCCCTGTGCCAGTGCTAGTGTAGGAACTAACAGTAGTAGTGCTAATAGTTTTTTCATCTTATCTCCAAATAACCATTTTAAATTTTTCTTTAGGAATTCCAAAGAAATTACATTTCCAATCACTTTGGGCAAAGAAGTCCAAGTGATGCCATTGCTGTTTGTATTTAAGCAAATCCTGCGCGGCAGTTTGCCAATCAATGCCCAATAATATTGGCTCCATATCTTTACGAACTTGCTCAATTTCATCGTAGTCAAAGCTGTCCCATTCCCAGTGTAATACTTCAAAAGCATTGCCCTCATGGTCAACATAGTCCATGCTGAAATCCAGTCCCCACTTGGGTCGAAGTGCAATAATTTTGTGTATTAATGGCAGTGTTCTTGCCCAATATTCTAGTTCTTCTAAGGCTGCGCCTGTATAACCTTTACGTTCAAATAATAAGCTATGATTTAAATGTGCGCCAACTGTTGTAAGTTCTTGTGTAAACCAAGATTGTTTAAGTGCAGTGCGATGTTCTCTATGCTTCTTAGGTTTCGTCCAGTTGCTGTAGGCATAGTGTTTTTCTAGATCAGTAAGGTCGTATCCGTTTTGATCAAATAAGGCAATATCTTCTGCTGTGGGCAGATATACTATTTTTTCTACAGGATTCGACCAGTAACCGTTTGGATCTAATTTGTTGTCAGTGAGTGCAACTATTGACATGTTATTTTATAATTGGACCACCTGTGACCCATAGCTCGCAACTACGTGTGCCTGCACATTTAAAATGTAATAGGTTACAGTAGCCTAAGTCTGCGGCTTCACGAGTCTTTTCTGCTTCGTATGCTTCTTTGCCCATGCCATCGTGTATACATTTGTACATACTATCTGTAATGTTAAAAGCGGCACAGTTAGCACATTGCATAGTCTTAGCAGTCTTTTCGTCTATGCCCCATTGCTTGGCTGCTACTTTCCAGTAGTTACCTGGCTCGTCAGGATTAGCAGGACCGTAATGATGCGTGTCAATAGCCGTTTGTCTGTTTTTCACATTGACCTCTAGGTCGTGTGTGGCAATAGGACATCCTTTGTTGGCTGCTTCTACTATGTTGATATATTTTCTATACATAGATTAGTTTGCTGTTACAGCAACATAACATCCTGCTGCCAATGCTGTAAAGCAAGTGTATTCAAGATGCATTGCGGTATTGGATATGTCAATGGCGCCTCCGCCTGCTCCGTTCCACGAAGCCGATCCTGTACTACTATTTGTGCCGGCTGATACACCAAAGTTGATATCACGGCTGGTTGTTAGAGCAATGATTAGTTTAACAGTTGCGCCTGCTGTGTAGTTGCTCAGTGTCACTGTAGCAGTACCACTTGGTGCAGTCCATAAGATTAAACTGTCTGTAGCAAAGTCAATGGTCAATGCTGTGCCGCTGTTAACAGATCTAATGCCGCCATCGTTAATCACAACTCGTGGTGTAGTAATAGTCCCACCAGTAGCAATGGCTAGGTTAGTCAGTGTGCCCACACTTGTTAGGCTACTGGCTGTTACTCCGCTGGCTAGTGTTGTGCCTGTGATGTTTGCGGCTGCTACTGATCCTGCTGAGCCTGACACATTACCTGTAACATCGCCTGTGACATTGCCAGTCACATTGCCTGTTAGTACTTTGCCTGATTCAAGGGCGATACCTGTGCTTTCTACCGTAGCAACTTTACCAAGTGTAGTAGTGTTTAGTGGAGTAGCCCAGAACTCAATAGCACCACCTTGGTTGCTGGTTGTTTGATTGCCTCGAGTTACATAGACAATACGCTGATTGCCTGTGCCAGGAATTAGAGTACCATTGTGTGCTGTGCCGCTGAGACGCATAATCTCCTCATTGGCCAATACTGCTGTAGGAGCAGCCGCAGTACCATTATAGCGGCGACTAACAATGGCTGAGAAAGAATTTTGTGCGTCATTGTAAATTCTAGAAGGGGTTGGATCCGGACTACTAGCAATGCCTGTGATGTGTAGCATAACTCCAGTATTAACTGGTGCCTGAAATACTCCATCTAGTCCACCTACAATAGTCACAGCTCCTTCTGAGGAGTCAGCGTCGGGTACTAACATCTGTACCTGCCCATCTGATTTGACACGGAAGATTGGTTGTTCATCTAGAGCACCGACTAAGTCACCGTTAGCACGGCGAACGCTGAAGTCTCCCACAACCCTAACAGCACCTGTGCCATTAGAGGCAAGGATAATATCTTCATTGGCTACAATACTGCTCAATACCGCATAGTCTTGGTCTTGGCGATCCTCATCAAAATAATCCGAGGGATATGTTCCAACAGTGGCAGCAAAGTTACCAAACGAAAAATCCAAACCTTCACTATCAATAATAAGCTGACCTTCTGCGTTGACTGTAATGCCAGGACCTAGTTTGATACCACCTAGTTTAGTCGATGTTGCTACGTCGATAGTGGGAATAAAGTCGCCATTGTGATAAACGCTGAGAGAAGAATCTTCTGGGTTGAGCCAAATCTGTCCTTGAAAGTTATCAGTAGGTTCAAGGTTGGCAACCGTCACTAGACCGTTAAACACTTCTCCGCCAGCAGTAGTACCATCGCTGATCCGTAGAACTCTTTCTGCCGGATCGTAAAACAAGCGGCCGGTGTGTCCGACATAGTCGGCAACTGTAGGACCGTTATTACGGCTTAACCAAAGATCATAAATGGCCATCTGCTTATCCTGTTATGTCGTTGTCTTCACCAGCTTCTTGAGCTATAACAGCTTTGATACCAGTTAGCTTTTTAATATCACCGAGCTCATCCGAACTGTCGTCATCATAAACGCTATCAACGCCAGTAGCTTTCTTCAACAATTCTAGTTTGGCTTGTAGTGGCGGAACCATAACTGGATTCATGTCCAACTCAGGATTACCTTTAGGTGAGTCAACCGCTGACTGATCAATGTTTGCTGGATGATTAGATTCATCACTGCTTTGTTCAATGCCGTCCAGTTTGTCTGCTAAGTTTCTTAATATGTCTGCCATTTTCATAATTCAATTTTCCTTAAGGTGTTGTTGTCCAAGGACGGCCTTGAACTAGTCCGCCTATGTTAGGGTTGTTAACTACAGCATTGTCGTCATACTGTGTTGGCAACTGTGTGATATCGTAAGTTGCTCTAGGATTGCCCACAGCGGCTCTGTCTGTAGCAGCCAAGTCTAGCTTGGCTTTCTGTTTAAGTTCTTTAGTTGCTAATGTTGATATTCCGTTTGCGGCCATAATAATATTTAACCTTTTAATTTTGCCAATCTTAATTTACATAAGACAGTGATATACATCCAACCTATGTCAAATTCAAACCACTTACGGCTAAATTTTGGACTTGCTGGGTCTAAATGATGATTGTTATGCAGTTCCTCGCCTCCTACCACAATACCAATAGGGCTAATGTTACGACTAAAGTCTTTAGTTTCTCCATTGCGATATCCCCACCAATGTGCTAGTCCGTTAATCATACCAGCGGCCCAGAATGGAATCCAGACCATCTGCACTCCCCATACTAGCAATCCCCACGGTCCAAACAATGCTAGATTAATAGCCAACATTAAAAGAATACCTAACTTATGATGTGGTTGATATAGTTTGCGTTCAATCCAGTCTTTAGGTGTGCCCATGCCGTATTTCATGACAAAGTCGGCATCCTTACATGCAGTGTTGTATAATAACCAACCTGTAGTCATTACAGTCTTAATGCCAAATATATGCGGACTGTGTGGATCACCTTCAACGTCGGTGGTCTGATGATGTTTTCGATGTACTGCAACCCATTGCTTAGTTGTCATGCCAGTTGTGAGCCATAACCAGAAACGCATAAAGTGGCTAATTACGGGGTGAAATTCAACTCCCCTATGTGCTTGGCAACGATGTAGGTACAGTGTGACTGACACTATCGTTATGTGTGTCATTAAGAGAGTTATTAATATTAGTTCCATGGTGTATTTATACTATAAATACCCTGATGAATATACATGCAGATAAAGACTATTGGACTGGATTAACATGGCCTGCGGCGCCTAATCTAGACGATTATCGTGTATTTGAGCAGTATTGTACAGGGCGTGTATTACTGTTGGGTAGCACAAAACTGCTATTACCTTTGTGTACAGAAGCATGGGATTTAGAACCCAAGTACGATGACGTTAAGATCAAGAACCGGGATTGGCTTACATTAGACAAACACTGGGATACTATTATAGTAGATGGCGCACTAGCACTGGGCGAAGAATACTGTAAAACATTATTACCCAAAGTGCTCAAACACTGTGATCGTTTTGTTGCTCGTGCATTTCTTAATCCCAGCTGGCCCACAAAGTATGCTGTGTATTTCCCCCGTGCTGAAGAACTAACTCCGCAACCTGAAGAACACCCTGTCAACGAAGTTTATACATTTTACATATGGAACAACAAACAATCTTAGCCATGTACTCGGGCGGACTTGACAGCCTAGGCATGACGTACAAGTTGCTTACAGATCCTGAATACCGAGACTATCGGTTACACATACATCACATACACAATCGTAATGTGGAGAATAGGGCACAGGCAGAAAAGATTGCTGTTGACATGGCTCTAAAAGAACTCAAACGATTGGGTTTTACTTTTGACTATAGTGAAAGCGAAATAGGCACACAACCTTACGGCAACAAGTTTCTTTTTGATTCAGATACACTTAACTTCTTTGCTGGCTATATTTGTTCTGCGAATCCTGATATAGTAAAAGTTGCTCTAGGCATGCAGGCAAATGATTATAATCTAGCACTAGAAGACCGCCGTAAACGTGCTGACAAAATATTAGCGGCATTTACTGATGTGGGTAAAATCTATCCAGTAATGACAATGACCAAGCGTGAAATCTACGATAGCTTACCAGATACATTGCGTAATATATTTTGGAGTTGTAGGCGTCCGGTGTACAGTGAAAAAAATATCGCACCTTGTGGGAAGTGCGATACGTGTGTTAAACTACGTGAACAGGCAATACGCTAATTCTTAAAGTTAAATGCTACGCTGATCCTAACTTGTTCGCTAGGGTTGGGCAAGACTCTATGATCTAACTCTCCAGAGAAAACAAATAAGTCCCCTGCTTGAGGAGTTTCACGCCAATATGCTCCGCCCTGCCTAAACTCTATATCACCGCCAGGCACAGTAACATACAATACTGCTACCTTGGCCCAGCGATGGTGAGCGTGCCAGTTGGTGTATTCGCCCAGTGTGTTTACATTAAACCACCAAGTGTCTATGGCACCGTGTTCAGCCTCCACTGCTTGATATACTGAGTCAAACCAAACAAAAGGCTGGTCAGTAGTTGGATAACTTTGCCAGCCTCTGCCATCACGATCTCGCGGCGTCAATTCACGCTGTTGTTGAATACGTGCCGCAAGACCTTCGGGTACTGCTAATTGAACGCACCTAACGGGATTAGTATGCGTTGCTATCACAGTTAGTTTACATCCACGTTACCAGATATATGCCATTCGTCACGAGCAACTTTTAATAGTGTGGCTAGACCGTATGGGAGTACATATCCGGTACTATAATAACCTTGGCCTGCCACAATCATACTAGTTCCGCCACCTTCAACGTTGATCGCAATACTACTACTTGTTGTGTTAACCACACGTACCACTGTGCCTATTGGCAGTTCAACACGAGAGTTATAAGGCAATAATATTGAATCAGTAGAGTCATAGCACAAAATATGGCCTCCACGATCCTTCATACCCACTGTGTACTTTTGTCCAAAGAAACGAGTTTGTGGCCATTCTGTAGCACTAGTAGTTTGCTTAGTACCATCTGGGAATATGATACTGCCGCCATCTGTATCACGCACAGTTTCAACAACTATGCTTGGGAAGTAACTTTCTACACGGTAATCACCTGTACCAGTTGTATAAGTGTCAGTACTCTTGATATAAACTTCTTCACCCGCAGCCAATGGACCAGCATAGTTGTCCACACCGTCTAAATCAAGTTCAGAAACAATGTAGTTAGTATTATCCTGTGCGTTATTGTTGCCAAAGCCCAGACCTGCTTCAGCATGAACATCCACATAACGGAATGAACCGTACTCACCTGTGCCTGAACCATCTACAGGTAGTCGAGCCACAAATTGTGATTGATTATTATTGGTGTTGTAACTACAACTAACGTAAAAACTGTCCCCAACTACTGCTAGGCATCGACGTTCATCAAGACGTGTAGTACTGTCAGTACTAGCCATTAACCAACGCTTGTAGATGACTTCACCTGCGGATGACAACAAGAACACTTTGACAGCATCATTATCGATATCATTGTTATCGTCTTCTACCACTACCAACAAGTTGCCATCTGCTGTGGCAGCAATTGATGAACGGTGATCGTTGCCGCTTTCAGTAATGCGTTGCCACTTGACTGTGCCACTAGCGTCTAGTTTGCTGATTATTGTTTCGCCACTGTCGTTTTCGTGTGTAACATAGATGTCTGTGCCAATGGTTGTTACACTATGAGCCTCGCAATCGTCACTTTCGTCGTTTAGTTTACGGGTCCATAGTAGTGTGCCAGTACTGCTAAACTTGTAGACAATGGCAAGGTCATCATCATTGCCGGTACTGGTTTCACCATTACCACGACCAACGGCAATAATGTTGTTGCCAGAGTCCCTAGCCACAGCCGTTATATAATCTGTCTTATTGGCATCAGTGCCAAATGTGCGTGACCAACCACTAGTGATCAACAGACTTTCTTGACTTAATGGATATTGAATAGACCAAGAGCCTGTACCAGCAAAATCAACCTGTGTGGTTGTTTCTAGTTTCCAAGTAGTTGATTGGCTTGTACCTGCTAGATTGTACCATGTGTTAACTCCTCCAGCATTAACTCCAACTGTTATTGTTAAGTCGTTAGTAGGGCTAGTGCCGCCTAGACTTGTGCCTGGAATAACAATACGGTCATTTTCTACATAGTTTGTGCCAGGATTATCAACGTTAAGACCATTGTAATCATTATAATTATTGCTGTATCTTGAACCTCGTAGTGTAAATTCAAATCCAGAACCTGTTTCAAAGTTAGCACCCGATAATGCTGTGTAGGTAGCAGTTTCAGTGCCAGCGGCCGTTCCTGTATTGCCTACACCACCTCCTTGAATAACACCGTTTTCATTTACAGTTTGTACTGTGATAGTGATATCGTTGGCAGGTGTAGCACCACCTAGGCTAGTACCTAGAATCTTGATCTTGTGTCCTGCTAGATAATTTGTACCGCCATTAACAACCGCGGCACTATAACTGCCATTACCGTTGTCGATAATGTCAAATGTAGCACCTGAGCCTTGACGCACTGTGCCAGTTAATCCTGTGTAGCGTTCTACATAAAGAATGGCTTCATATCCAGTAATGCCAGTACCGCCAATATCCCAACTCTCAGCGTCAGTGTTTGGAATAGCACTTCTTAAGATTTTAATGACACCAGTGCCGCTGCCAGTTTCTGGTGTAACAACGATTGGAGCAACGAACTCACCACTCTTTTCACCCACTATGATTGGGTCGTTGTTGCTGTCAAGAGTAATACCATTTAGGTAAATGTTACTGCCCAAGTCTTTGTATTCTGTGTTATCTAAAATACGACCAGTGTCTTTATCTAGAGTAACTACAGCACCGTACCAATCGTCGCCCGTGTAAATTCTAAGAATTGCGGTCACTGAGTTATTTTCAGGATTTACCACAAGTCCGTTAACTCTGTTCTCCCATCCTTCGCTGTCTTCAATAATATTCACACCCCACAATCTTTCACCTGTTGGGCTAATCTTGGTTATACTTGCGTTACTGCCATTACCTTCTTCTCCGCCTACATACGTGTAACCATCTGCGTCTACTGTTAGCGTAGCATAATAAACACTTGGATCGAGATTATTAGTACTGCCTATGGACATCATGTAGCCTACTTGACTTTGTGTTAGTCGAATATCGCCATCGTTGGGAATAGTCAGTGTACCATCAGCACCAAATGTATAATCATAAGTGTCGCTGTTAACGATATCATTAGCAACACGAGCAACTGCGTCTGCGTTTATTGTAACGGTTTCTGCTGAAATTGTTTCAGGATAGGCAATGTTAACCAACGGAGTGCTAACAGTTTCAGGTGTAATGAAACGACCTGGAACACGGCTTTCTGTAAAGTGTAGATCACCAATGGTCAAGTCTGTGCCTGCTGTGGGCAACTGTACCACAAAGTAATCATATTCATTGTCATGTGAGTAACCTTCGTCATAAGGTGTGGTATTCCAAGTATTGCCGTATCCGTCTACAGCAAACTTGTCCTCAAATACTGCTATGGCCTGTCCGCGACTGTCGCCATCCGCTAGATTGTTTGGTATTTCTTCTAAATGTGCTACATCAACATAGCGTTGCCAAACAACATCACCTGTGGTAGTGTAACGAACTACAATCATTTTGTTATCGCCAAGGTCTTCTTGAGCACTTTGACCGTTTTCAACTGTCTGACTGTCAGTGCTGATAGCAAAAGTGGCCGCTGATAGATAAACATCGCCTGTGGCTGTGGCTGTTAGGCCTGCGATAAAACTACCACAAGGTCCTGGCCCAAGTCTGCGTGTCCATTGTAGTACACCACTAGAGTTTAGTTTGACTAGAATACCAGCAGATTGTTCGTCAGTGTCACCAGTACCATTACCGCTGTTTATTGTTCGAACTATATATGCTCCCACAGCATAGATATTGCCCAGTGCGTCACTAGCACAGTCACCACCAGTCTGACTGAATGTAGCACCAACATCAATAGTCTTGGACCATACACGACCTAAATTCTGATCTAGTTTTTCAACAAACATGTTGGTAACACTGTCAGCACTATTATAGTGTGAGCCTGTGATAAACACATTTTCATCAGGGTCAACATCAAGACCTGTAACAAAAACTGTTGCATCTAAAGCGTCAAATGCGATTCGTCGTTTAATCTCAACTGCTCCAGTTGAAGCACTGATTTCCATTGCTATGATCATGTTTGGACCTGGGGCTTCATCGCTGGCGCTACATACCAATGCCAATGTGGTAGCACTCTTTTCTTCGATGAAGGCGTCCCATGACGCCGTTACGGACATGTCATATTCTTTCTGCCACAGTACGCCGCCTGTGGTTTCAAACTTGTATACTCCAATATAGGGAGGCGACATGTCACCACCATCGGTGTAAGTGATATAAGCACGGTCACTGCTGTCTATAGCCAAAGAATGTGGATCAAAGCCAGTGAATGATTTTTGCCATGCTATGGCACCAGCGGCTGTATATTTGGTAAGAATAGTAATATTATCTTGACCGTCATATGAGTCAGTCAACGAATACAAATTACCTAGACTGTCATAACGCAGGGCTTTAGGGTAAACGTTTTGATTATCTCTACGCTGTGTGGCAATCCAGTGCTCTGTTGAACCTGCTGTGACCACAACTGAGCCGTCATCAGATAATGAGTCTCCGCCGCCACCGTTATAGTCTAAACTGGTCCAAGCAGTTTCACCGTCACCATACTTGATCTTGCCAGTGTCTGATTCTAAACCAGGTTCACCAGCAGCCAGGATTGGATTTGCTGTTGTCCAGTTTGCCGCCGTATCTCTACGTAATTTAATTCTTGTTGTCATTTTATGCTCCGCCTCCACCAAGGGTGTTATCTAAATCTTCGTTGTAAGTCTGGTCGGCAACCCCGCCGCCTGCTACATATTGTGCTCTACCTGCTAGCCAAGGAACTTGTGTGCTCCACTGACTGCCCGTCCATTGATAAGTGGCAGAGTTATCTGCTACGTATTCTTGCCCTATTGTGGGCGATGTTGGAAATGTTATTGCCATTTAAGTGTCCTATTCATATTTATCGGTTTTATACTGTGCCGTACATCGCAAACCAACCCTCATTAGTAGTGTAGATGTATTCTGCTGGGCCGCTGTTAACAGTGACAGAGGAATCGCCCTCACCAGCACCTGAGACTACTAGAGTACAAAGTGTAGTTGAGTTTATAACTACTAATCGTTGTCCAGGAGTTCCCGCAGGCAAGTTTACGGTGTGCGTTGCTGATCCTGCGTATGCGTTTGCTACTGTACAAAATAACAAGTTGAAGTTAACGTTAGTAATAGTTAATTCTGTGTTTGTACCGTTAAATGCGTATATGTATTCACCCTGTACATTTGACCCAGTATAAGCAGTAGTCTGTACTGTGTTATCTGGGAAAGTTAAACTACCATTGGTGCCAAATGTCCAGGTATTTTCTGTAGAAGTTTGTGCGGTTATAACAACTGAACCATTAGCAACTTCAAGACTAGTTAGGCCGTTTTCGGACTCTATTGTGGTAGTATTATCACCTAACGGTGGTCTGATAACACCGTTAGGAAACTTTGTAGTACCATCTGGTCTAAACTCCCAGATGTTTGTGCCAATACCACTATTACCTGTCGTTATCTCAACTGTGCCTGGGGAACTGTTGCCTGGACTGTTAACGGTTACAGCCGCAACGTTTGATCCAACAATAACACTATCAATTCCGTCTTCAGCCCATCCGAGACTGGCCACGCCAGTTGCGCCCTGTGCTATTACATTTATAGTAGCGTTAGTACTTCCTATAATGACTTCTTGTCCTTGAATGCTACCTACGCTGATATTGCCACCAGGGAATGTCAGTGTACCATCTGTGGCAAGCACTAGTTCATTATCACCGTTAACCAACTTGTTGGGAGTTAGGTCCGCCACAGAAGTTAATACTGAAGCATCTGCAAATGTAATTGAGTTAACATCAATGTCAGTGTCTGGTGGCGGTTGAACTAGAGGAGCCGCATCAATCCAAGCATCGCTGTACTTGATGTAGAGTCTTCCTTCTGCTGTGTTAAACCATAGTGAGCCATTGTCCGCTGTGGGTGCTGTGTCCTGACTGACCACTGTGGTAGTGTCAGCAACTACTGTACCATAGGAAGAAATATATTCAAAATCTGCCGTACCTTCATCTGTACCAAGTTGAGTCCAAGTTGCTCCACCAGTAGTTGATCTAAACAGTTGGTGATTATCGTTGCCAATATAGAACACACCATCGTCATAGTGTAGGGCATCAATGTCCGCACCGTGACTCCAAGTCAGTGTACCAGTATTGGTATTAACTGGCCAATATGTGGTAGTGTTCCACGGCGTAGTTAATGCTTGGTCTGTATAGAGTTCATAAATGCCACCGTTATTCTTAATATACTTGATACCATTATAACTTTGGTTAGTAGTCCCTGGCTCGCCTTGTTGAGTGGTCACTCCTGTGATAACAATCTTTTCACCGCTCTCTTCTGGCTCATAGTCACCAGTCCATTCGATCTCTGTAATTGTTCCGCGAATAATGTCACTAATACTAGATGTGTAGGGTTCGGGAATTACCACAGTTGGCAAGGCATTTGATACCGGCCAGTACAGGATGTGTCCTCTTTGTGTGGACAATACAAGAGTTGTTACACCGTTGTGTACACCCACTGCCGTTTCTCTAATGTCCACGCTGACACCTAATTGTGACTCAGTGATATCATCTATGTCATCTTCAAGAGCAAAATTCGCAAATGTTCCCTGACGAGGATCAGGATTTGGATTGTGATACCATTCTTCAGCACTTTCAAAAGCGTGCCAGCCTCCGAGATTGCTGTTGGCAGTTTCTACCCAAACTACGTGATCAAAATCGGTTGTCTGATCAACATGGGTTGTGCTGTCTAACGGATCTGTGATGTTTTCAAGGAAGAATCCACCTAGGTCACTATCATCTGAAACAACGAAAAATCCTAGATCATTTTCTGCGATATCTTCGAACCTCACACTGCCGCTAACGCCAAGTTCTGTTATCAATTCCTCAGAGACATATGAACGAGTCCAAGTAATACCATCACTGCTGTGTAGTAATATTGGAAAGTCATTGCCTTCGGCAACATATCCCACTGCTACATATTTTTCGATACTGCTGAAATAGTATACTCTCTCGTAATATTCTAGTACATTTTCAGGAGGTGCCACTTCTGTAGGAGTAGAGTTATAAGCGGTAGCATACCATAGTGATCGGCTTTCAAGGTCATTGCTATTGGCCGCAACATAAACAATTCGATTAGGGCCAACAGCAACCTCACTAATGTTAGTTATTGGGCTGACATATGATGTCCAGTTCTCACCGTCTGTGGAACCGTAGACTTTACCATCTCTACTTACAGCAACAAATCGTCTGCTAGTAACGCCGCCCGACTGTCCAGTATAGGCTGTGGTCTGTAGTGTGCCATCTGGGAATGCCAAGCCACCATCACTTTTAAAAACCCAATCATTGTCGTTGGCTCGGATGGTGATATCCACTGGATCAGGCCCTGTGCGGCTCGTTGAGAATATTTTAGTGTCGTAGTTATTACTACCCAACGACCAATATCCGTCTCCGTCTACTTCTAAATGAGCATCATCTACATCTACTCTAAAATCTCCTGTCAGTTCAACTGAACTGGTATAATCTAATACTTCGTCATAGTATTCAATAAGATTGCCACCGCCACTAATTCTTTCCCAAATTGCTGGGCGATTTAATGTGCCTGTATATGTTACAGTAAACGTAGAACCTTCTGGGATACTGTTTGGATCGTCATTGCGGTGTGTCCATAAAAAGTTAATATCGTCATCGACATTAAATCCTACAGCAGTACAGGTCTGTGCTCCGCCAAAGTCGCCGTCAGTCATTGTGATAGACCAGTCGCTGGCAGTAGTACCACCGTTCTCTAGTATGAATAAAACAAAAGCGTTAGATTCTCGCGATATAGTTGCTACATTTAGTAAGTTGCCTGTTTGCCCAACTAGAAAATCTTGGTTGGTTTCTAGGCTGAATGGTGTGTCAATATATTGATTGAAATCAACATAGTCTGCTGTACAGAAATACAATACACCATTGTCGTTGGCCAAGGTACCCTCTGTGTCGCCAGCTTCACCGTTGGGAAAACTAACCGCACGATCTACAACAGCACCGCCACCGCCTCCACCTAATACTGAGTTGCCACTGCTGTCAACAATGTCTCCACCTGCTGGTAGTTTTAGATCACCATCTGAGCCAAACAACCATTTCTTCGCTGTGCCGGTAGTATTGGCCCAAATGCCTACACCGTATGAACCTTCTATTCGAGTTGGGTTGTCACCATCGTCATCCTCTTGTGGCTTTAATATCAATCTGCTTTCACCGTCACCATCAGTTTCGTATGTTTCGATGTAGATATCTGTGCCAGAGTTTACACTTAGTATGTTACTTTCGATAGTAAACGACCCTAAGTCAGCATCGCCGCCAGTTACTGTGGCCCAACTTAATTCATCACCATCTGTTGTTAAAAATTTTCCTTCTTGTCCACTTTGTGAAGGTAATTGTATTCCCCCGCCGTTACCAATTTCGCTAGCTGCATCTGAATCATCAGGATCTTCAGCTTCGTCATCTTCTCCAGGATTAACAACCTTTGTAGCAACAAGTTTACCAGCAACGTTAGATAGTTTAACATCACCAATATAAATTGATCCATTAGATACAAATAATTCTTTCCATTTAAAACTTGGACTTCCTAGTGTATACCCTGTAGTACCGTTGCTGTCTACACTTGGGACAATATTTTGTGCAACTGCACTAAGATCCGTTTCCTTATCATCAAAATAAGGAAGTAGGCGCCAAGTAGTGACTCCATCACCAATTTTTAGTTTTTTGTTAGTGGTATCATAGCCAGGTTCAGCTAGTCCTAGAACTGGATTATTATCAAACCAATTCTGATACGTGTCCCTTCTTAATTTAATCTGCGTTGCCATATTCTTTTATCCTTAAAACACTGTTGAAGCAGTGCCGCCATCAATCACTACTGTTAAAGTCAATTTATTTGTAGAATTATTATATGAGGTAATGATACCATTATGTGTTACTGTAGTCAGCATTTCTGCCGCGTAATCTTGTGCTAGTTCTTGTAAATCAGTTGCTGGGCCTCCTAACAACGCATATACCTCAGTAAAGTTGTCATTGACCTTTTCAAAGGCAATGCGTAATGGGTCGCCATTGCCAGCGTTTTCATTGCCCAAATTGATTAGTTGTCTGCTCATTTTAGTCGCCCTCTATCAATATTTAGTTTAAATAAGGCTATATGATTAACAAGCAACCTTTTCAAGACCTGATAGAAAGCCTAAAAGAAACGGGCAAATACCGCGTGTTTAATGACATTGTGCGTGAGGCGGGCAAATTCCCCACAGCCATTTGGTACGGGCCTTACAACATTAAAAACATAGTTAATTGGTGTTCAAATGATTATTTGGGCATGGGACAGCACAAAGTTGTGCTAGATGCCATGCACACCGCCTTAGATCATACTGGGGCAGGATCAGGCGGCACCCGCAATATTGGCGGGACCAGTCACTATCACGTGGCCCTTGAATACGAACTTGCTCAGTTACATAAGAAACCCAAAGCACTGCTTTTCAGTAGTGCCTATGTTGCTAATGAATGGACGTTTATTGCTCTTGCTAAAATTATACCCAACATAGAATATATCAGTGATGAAAATAACCACAACAGTATGATTGTGGGCATGAGTCATAGTCGAGCCAAGAAAGTTGTATTCAAACACAACGACTTAGAAGATTTAGAACAGAAACTTAAAATTAGTTTTGCACAAGGAAATACACCATGCATTGCTTTTGAAAGTGTCTACAGCATGGATGGCGATGTTAGTCCCATTAAAGAAATATGCCGCCTTGCTAAAAAATACAAAGCCATTACCTATATTGATGAAGTTCACGCTGTTGGTTTATATGGACAACATGGCGGTGGCAAAGTTGAAGAGCTTGGACTAGAATCTGAAATAGATATCATAAATGGTACACTGGGCAAGGCATTTGGAGTACAGGGCGGCTATATTGCTGCCGACTCCGTAGTGTGTGATGCGATTCGTAGTGTGGCAGCTGGCTTTATCTTTACTACCAGTATGAGCCCAGTTAGTTGTGCAGGCGCTCTAGCGGCTGTTAAGTATCTTAAAGATCACAATGAGATACGTGAGAAGCATCAAGAACGTGCTCGTAAACTAAAACATCGTTTAGGTGTTGCTGGTATTGAAGTTATGAGTTGTGCTACAGAACATATTGTTCCTGTGCTAGTGGGAGATGCTAAGAAGTGTAAAGCCATGAGTGATGCATTACTAAACGAGCACAACATATATGTGCAGCCAATCAACTATCCTACTGTGGCTGTGGGGACAGAGCGTTTACGTTTTGCGCCTACTCCGTTTCACGATGATGGAATGATTGAGGATTTGGTTAAAGCTCTTAAAACAATGTTTTAATTGTAGTGTAGTTCAAACAGTAGTAGGTGTGGTGTTCCTATTGGCTCCACAGTAACATAGTCGCCTTCTGTATCAATACTATCTCCTTCTGTAAGTATAGTATCTCCTACACGAATGCTTCCTTCTAATACCAATAGATAACTGTTAACAATATCCATGTAACAATCTAAGTTGCCAGCCCACACTTCTAGCTCTGTGTTTTGTAACTGTAAAGGCAACTTGGCAAACCCAGCTGGTCGAGTTATTAATTCATATTTAGGTTGCCACACTGGAGCAATCTTATTGGGCATGATCCATATTTGTAAGTAACGGTTAGGCTTGTCACTAGTGTTTCCTTCTGTGTGCCAAATGCCTGTACCACAACTCATCCATTGTACTTGTCCTTCTTGTGCTTGAAGTTCGTTGCCCAAGTTATCCTTATGATGCACCTGACCTCGTACTACATAACTTAGAATATCTAAACCCACATGTTCGTGATGGCTGGTAATAAATCCAGGTTGTGCTCTATCATCGTTAATTGTTCTAATAGGACCCCAGCAATCGTACTTGGGATCTTGGTAGCCTTCAAAACTAAAACTACGATAGCTTTCAAAGTTATCTTCGCCTAGTCTGCTGTGAGGAATATAGCCACGCTCACTATTTCGTCTAATTTTCATACAGGTATTTACAGCCGTAAAAAAAGCCCAGGGCTTAATCTGGGCTTTGTTTGCTAGATTAGATTAGCAATCGTTTTGGATTGACCAACCGTTCATCTTACCGTGGAACACATTAACACCACTAAATGTAGCACTTGCATTGATCATGTCTTGTAAAACGCTGACATTACCGCCTGCATCTGCTTCTTCATTGTCAGTGAATGGGACAGATTGTCTGCTGACTACAACAGTGACTTCTTGTCCGTCTGGAATGCCAACGCCGTAAATCTCAACTCTTTGTTGTAGACATTGGATTAATTCAGTAAAAACGCTGTTTGATGCTGTGTAGTTAGTTTCAATATCTTGCTGTGCATCAATCTGTAAAAATACTAAATCACGAGTACCAAACTGTGTGCTATCGAATGTTTTCTTAGCGTTAGTACCTAATGTTGAATATAAATCTGCCATCTGTGGCTCCTTTGAAATTATAAATTTATTTATATTCAAAAGTTGTTATTAAACCAACCTACTTTTTTGCCTTTAGCGATGCGCTGATCATAATGGGCAACAGAGCCAGGAAACCTCCAAGCCCAAATAGCAACAAGCCCCATAAAAATTGCAGTACTAATAATTCCAATTGGTTTTACTCCTGTAAAATACATGATGATCAAACTACTGGTCATCATGACCAACATAAAGTATTTCATTTTAGTTGGGAACACACGCTTTTCACCCCAATTGGTTAGGAACGGCCCAAACAACTTGTGATTGTACAGCCAGGCATGCATTTTTGGTGAACCTTTGGCAAAACAATAGGCTGCGAATACAACAAAGATAGAATATGGCATTCCAGGGGTAATAACCCCAATATAGGCCAAGCCCAAACTTATAAATCCAAGTAGTTTCCAAAATAGTTTTTTCATAAAATTAATTATTCGTTTAAGTATGTTGTACCTTGCTCTTTTGGCAGTTTCGTGCTATAATCTCAAGGTAAATATTGTTTTAAGTGAGGTTTTAATGTCAGAATGTCTAATCCTAAATGCAGACTGCCAACCAGTTAGTGTACTCCCTTTGAGTACTATATCTTGGCAGGACGCTATCACTTATCTCGTTTTGGACAAGGCTGTTCCTTTGGAATGGCACGAAGACCGAGTGGTGCGTAGCTCGTCTTGGGAAACCAAGATTCCTGCCGTTATGGTGTTAAGGGATTATCAAAAGGCAAAATCGTATGTTCGTTACAGCAAGCAGAATGTTTTTCTCCGCGATGATTTTAAATGCCAGTACTGCGGCGCACAAGTCAACAAGAAAACAGCAACCTTAGACCATGTGTTGCCAACATCACACGGCGGTAAAAGCGTGTGGGAAAATGCTACGTGTGCTTGTTCAAAATGTAATGCCAACAAAGGCAACGATAAACGCATTAAACCTAAGCGTCAACCATATAAACCAAGCTATTGGGAACTGGTTGAAAAGCGCAAGAAGATGCCTTTCTATCTTGCTCATCCAAGTTGGGAACAATATTTGTTATGAAATTAAGTAAAAACCCTAAGTTTTTACAGCACAAGCTACAGATTGAGCAGGCTCTAGACAGTGTTGATGAGTTTGCTCAATCTAGTGGTAGGAAAATATACAACACCATGTTGATTTCTGCTGAGCAGTTGGACTTGCTATTAGATCCTAGAGATGGTGGTAGGCCCAATCCTGCCGCTGTGAGTATTAAACGTGATGAGTTTCACAAGACATGCAGGGATATGGGTGAATGGCTTTCAGCCAACACTCCTGATGTTAAACTTTCTTGGGATTAAAGTCTTCGACTTACACGACCTTTACTGAGATCATACGGGCTTAGTTCAATTTGAACTCTGTCGCCTAACAGAACCTGTATTTTATTTTGACGCATTCTTCCTGAAGTGTATGCGTTAATTGCCACTTTATTATCAAGTACTACTTTGAATGTTGCGTTGGGGAGAACTTCAATGACTTCTCCTTCCATGACGATAACGTCTTCTTTACTCACTTTACTTCACATCTCCTTTCAGTCCATCAAGAACAAGTTGCTTTGCTCGTTTATCGAGCATCTCTCTTTCATTGGTCAACATTATAGGAGTCATGAGTTTGAGGTATTCCGTCAGTGCCTTCACTCCTTCATCTGTCCAATGACAATAGTTGTGTCCTACACTACTATAGTAAAAGTATTTACTGTTATTCATCATTTCATGGATACCTCCATATAGAGTATCCTTGATTGCTGTCTTATCCATCATAATTGGAGCCCTCTCAAATTTTCTCGCCAACTTCGAAGCCGCGGAAACGAAGGAATCTAGGGAATCGAAGGCTCCAAGTTTCGCCATCTTGTGCTTTAGTTGCCGCATCTGCACGTACTTCAACAATCTGTCCCACAAGCGTATCTTTATTGTCCCATAGCTCACGACGCAGATCATCACTGTACCCGCCACCCACATTAACACGGATAAATTTTCCATCATCTTCACCTTCACAAATTAATGCACCCAAATTGTTTTCATTCTTGGTGCCAGCAGTACCTTCTTCAACACCAACAACGGTGAGACTAACTTCAATAAATGGTTTAAGTTTAAGCCATGCAACACTACGTTTGCACTCATAACCAGCTTCTGGATCTTTGAGCATGATGCCTTCATAGCCACCAGCAATGGCTTGTGCGTTAATTTCTTTATAACGCACTTGACCAACCATCGTGTCCAAGTCTACTTCTTCGTAATCCAAACACTGGATGTTAGGAGCAAACTCTCCAGTAGACTCTTTCCATTTGTTCAATTGTGCAATGCGATATGTTTGTGGCATATCCCATCCGCCCTTTTGAAAGTTTTTAAGTGGCAAGTAGTCAAACAAATGCAGTACAGCATCGTTAGCCTGCACGTTGCTCTTACGATGCACCTGCTTCATAAGGTCTTGGAATGAACTAGACATTACTTCACCATCAAACACAGTGGCTTCTTTTAAGTTGCCAGCATACTTGGCGAACTGTTCTGCAATGTGAGGGAAGTTAACTAGCTCTTTGCCGTTACGGCTGTACATATTGACAATGCCGTTGGGATGAACAATGGTAATAACACGCACACCATCCAGCTTAACTTCAATAAGCTTCTTGCCTGTTACTTTCTTTTCGTGTTTGGCGCTGTCGTGTGCCAGCTGACATTCAAACAATGGAATGCCAAACTCTTTGTTTTTTAGTTTCTTTGCACAGTTATTGATTGTGCTTTCGCCAAAGCCTGCTTTAAAGTCTTTGGTAAGAATGCGTTTGTACCAGCCATTCCATTCGTCTTGTTTGGCAGTTTTCAAACACAGTTCAATTGCGTCACGAGCGTCATGCCCTGTAAGTTCACGTTTGGCTAGTTTGTCTGCCAAGTCTTTAAAGACTGACCAAGGCAATCCTTGACCATCTGGGCCGCCATGTGTGGGAACTTTCTTAACACCAAACGTAATGAAGGGACTTAGACAAAGTAGTGCTCCTTCAAAAAATTCTTTATTATCCTTTTCCATCTCCGCAGAGATAATTGCTTCTTTGGCAAGACGACTGTTGTCTGCTTCTAGAGCCGCAATAATTTTGTGCATTTGATTTTTCCTAAATAGTGTCTATGTGTATTATTATAGTGGATTTTTGAACAGTTGTCAAGACTGGTTTTATCAAATTATGATCAACTTAACCAATTGAAACACATGTTGAATGTGTATCGGTTAACTGTTTGATTAGTGAGTGCGTGAACTCGATGTTTGACTAGTGGATTGGCATTGTTTATCACAACCATATTACCACTTAATGGTTGTACCATTGTTTGATAACGTTTTTCATTATTAATATCTTTGGCAATTTCAATACAGCCACCCCAGTTATTATCCCATTTTATTTCTTCAGTTAGATATACGAGTATTAACATATCTGAACCATCAATTGCATCACTGTGCCAAGATATGTCCTCTGCACCATTCCAAAGATGAACGTATTTTAGTTCAGTATTGGTTTTAAAAACTCTCAACGGACTAAAAAAATTGGAATTTATGACATCTTGAGCAATGTCTGTTATAGCTGTTGGACTGTTGTTTAATAATTCTTTACCGTACTCTCGTTCTATTTTGCCTTGGTAAATGCGACTGTTATTAACATTAGAAATATCTTTAGTTTGATACCAGTCTGGTTTGGCCTTATACCCTGACTCATCGTTTATCCATTCTGTCGTATAAACTATTTGCCACAACTTGGTCACAAAGTCAGGAGTTAACTGTGTAATATCAAATCCCTTTTCAAAATAGTTTTCTAGGTTAATCATATAATATATAAATCAACAGGCAATGCCAAACGCAGTCTGCCGTTGTACTTTTTTACTTCATGATGAAGTCTACTAGGGAATATTACAAAGTCTCCTGTAACAGGGGCATGTAATAATGTTGCGGTATCTTCTATAAATTCTATCTCACCACCTTCATTATTAGACAATAGGTATATCACTGAACTTATGGTACTGCTAGGATGATTATGAATAGGCTGATGTCTACCATTGGTATACATTGCTACCCAAGACTTATAATAGTGTTTAAGTTCACTAAGTTTTTTATTGTAATGCACATCTACATATTTTTCAAATTCAGGCTCAACAACTTCTTTGATAAACTTTTTTATAATTGTACTATCCATTATAAAAATATCACTATTGTTAAATGTAATAGGATGATCAACAGGAGTTCTAGATAAGTCTTGATCAAGTATTGATAGTAATTCTTGACACAGGTCTTCAAGTAAATTTAAATCTTTTACTTGCGTTAGATATATAGACTCTATCATAGAGTAATTTGCAATAGCGTTATTTCTTTAGATTCAGAATTAATAATTCGAACACGGCGTTCAATTTGAGTACTGAATCTTAAAGTATGTGTAGCTATAATCTGCCCTTTGTCATTGAGCCAATTTAGGAATATTTTACCGTCGTTCAAAGGGACAAGAATAACGCCATCTCCAGCGTCAATTTCCACTTGTCCTTTACTTGGTAGTTTGATATGTTTGTTAGCAAGTTCTTTATATAGCATGAAACTATTTAAGAAATGTAATCAATCAGTCAATAAAAATTGATTACTTGCCCTTGCCGTTTGGGTCGCCGCCAAGTGGGCCACCGTATTTGGTATGTTTGATCTTGCGACCATACACTTGTTTGCCTTTTAATACTTTGTGATCATGTCTTGGACGTAACCCACGAGCCACACATTGGCTTTGATCGCTATTACCCAAATGTTTTGGGCTCTTACAAGTGTGGGCCGCTACCCAACGTTCTTCTAACTCTTGATCGGTAAATTCGTTTAGTCTCATAATATTAATTATCTCACAGCAATACTACGACTTAGCTCATAGAAGTTTGCGCCGTCAATAGTATAAAATTTAAATATGTCTCTATATCCTATACTATTAGACATAGTAGGAGGTGCGCCACCAGCAAACTTAACTGCGGTATTGCTATTTGTAAAATTTAAACCAGTTGAATTGCAATAGAATACAACAGTCACTTCAAAATATTGTCCACTTGCTGGAACGTTAGTAAATGACAGTGACGAAATACTTGCATTTCTGTTAACTTCATGATAGCTAGCCACTGAACAGTTAAACGTTACATCTCCAAGACCACCAATTGCAATTCTAGTTCCAGAGGCAGCGGCTGCTGGATTAGTTGCCTTGGTAATGTATTTGAACAAAGGTGTAGATGTAGTTGTTATTTCTTGTGCTGTACGCAAGTGGAATGTTGTATTACCATCAGCTTGCGGAGTCCAAACAATACTTGGACTAGTATAGAAAGCAAGATTAATATCACCAGCACTTACAGCATTTGTGCCACCTATACCAGCACTTCCACCAAAGCGTAAAGCAAACTGACTATTGTTTACTGTTGGTGTTGTTGCTGATGCAGTTACATGTCCTCGAACAGTTGCGGCACTGGCCCACTTGTTAACTGAACCTTCACGCAAGCTATCAGTACTATTGTTAAATGTAAATGCACCTGTTAAATTGTTGTAGGCAAGCAGTGCTCCTGGAACAGCGCCGTCAGCAGTAGTTGTGTTTAAACTTATAATTCCAGCAACTCTACCAACGCTAGCAAATCTGTTTGTTGCACCGTCAGCAAAGTTATCTAAGTTAGCATTAAATGTAAACACACCAGTTGATGTGCTGTAAGTAAGAGCATTAGCTATTGATACCCCGGTGGTTTGAGTTACATTAACACCAAGCGCCAATCTTACACGAGCATCAGTATAGTAAAGGTTTGTACCTTCAGCAATCTTTGTTGTGCTAGGCTTGTTAAAGGTAAATGCGCCAGTAGCTGTGTTATATGCTAGTACAGTTGTATCATCACTACTTAAAGTGATAGCTGTTCTAGATCTAGTATCTGTGAAGTACAAGTTGTTTGTGCCTTCTGTAATACTGTTTGTGTTAGCATTAAATGTAAATGTTGTTACGGATGTAGCAGGGTTAAACGCTGATGTTAAAACTTGTGATGCCGCCACGTTGTTTAACTGTGTAACGCTTACCGCAAGTGCAGAGTTAACTCTTGTGCCTGTAAAGTAGTAAGGACCAGCGGCACCTTCTGATATGTTTGATGTCTGAGCCGCAACAGTAAATTGACCAGTACTGGTATTATATGTTAATAGGCCCACTTGACTATTACTTGTACTCAAAGTAATTGCTTGTCTTACTAGAGCATCATCGTAGAACTTGTTAGTTGTACCTTGTGACAAATTGTCAGTGGTTGCATTAAATGTGTAAATTCCAGTGCCTGCATTATAACTGGCAAAAGAAGTATTTCCAGTTACGTTGATGCCCATTGCTCCACGACTGCGTGTTGTGGTCCAATACTGATTAGTTCCTTCAACAATCTTATCAGTGTCTGGCATGTTAAATGTAAATGCACCAGTTCCTATGTTGTAACTTAAGATATCTGAATCTGCACTTGTTAAACTTATTGCACCTCTTGCACGAGCTTGAGTAAAATATAATCTAGTAGCTGTTGGACTTACTCTTTCAGCAATATCATCAGTGACCAATACCACGTTACCCTGTTTGCTATTAACTGTTTGTACAAGAGCAACGCCATCAACATATTGTTTGTTAACAGCAGTTAGTGGGTCTGAACCAGAATTGATTGTGTAGTTTAAATTCAATACACCATTTAGTGTTCCGCCTGCTGTGTTTAACTTGCCTGCAAGACTAGTGTTAACAGTTTGGAAGAACAATGTGTCACCATTAATGGCGTTACCAAGAGCTTGTATTGTGGCCAATCCACTTAGTGGGTTACCTGTTACTGCAAGTCTAGCTTGATCCACATAGTCTTTGTTGGCAATTTGTAGTGTAGGACTTCCTGCTGTAGGAGTTGATACTCTAGCAGTTCCTGTAAATGTTGGACTTGCAAGTGGTGCCGCACCTGTTATGTCGCCAACAGTCAACTGCACCGCTCCTGATAGTCCGTTTACACTGGTTACTGCTCCACTCAGTCCAAAGCGTCCACTTACGGGATCATAGCTTAGACCTTGTCCAGCAATAACACTCAAACTGTTTCTAATCTGTTGACCAACTACTGCATAATCTAAATTGTATGTATAGGTATTTGATGGGTCACTATATGCACTTGTTATGCCTGTTGCGGCTAGTGCTCTAACTGTTAGTGCAACACCACTGCCCACTGTGACGTTATACCCTGGGCTTACAATAAAGGATGTAGAGTTAGTCACTGAAGACACTGTTACTGAACCAAGTATACCTGTACCAATAACTGACAATCCAGTAGTAATACCTGCTGTGCTATCAACAACAAATGTTGCACTGCTGGTTGTATTTGCAGTAGTGTTTATAACTAGTGACGACACACCAGTTAAAGTAATGCTGGTACCAGTTGGCGCAAATATGGCTGGGCTTACTAAAAATGTTGTAGCATTAACTACAGATTGAACGGTAACTCCTGCACCAAAGCCTGCACCTGTTACGGTCATTCCCGCTGTAATACCACTAGTGCTTCCAACAGTCACTGTGGCAAGGCTGGTACTTGATGCCGTAGTTGTTGCTGTTATGCTGGATGGCGTTGGATTACCATTAAGTAACATTAATGATACAGCATCCTGTGCTCGCTCATTGGTAAAATACAAATTCAAACCGCCTTCTACAAGGTCTCCTGAATTCTTTAAACCAAATGCTGTATTGAATCTAGTTTGAGTCCAATAGACATTGGTTGTTCCTTCTGATAGTGCATCAGTTGTATGGTTGCTTATGTCACTTACAGTTCCATCAATATCAGTGATCAATAATTGATCAACAGAATCATATTTGACAGGGCTAGCTGTAGGACTTATTACTGTGCCAGGGCCTGGATAAAATGCCAAAGCATTTAGTGTACCAGAGTTAATGATACCAACACCTGCTCCGCCACCGCCTGCGCCAGTACTGGTTATGACCACTGAGTTACCATCATTGCTCAACGATATTCCATCACCAGCCGCTATGTTAAAGAAACGCAGTACTCCTGCGCCAGTTACATCATTGAACACTGCCAAAGATGTTGGTGTCGGTGGCAACATTGGTATTGCACCAGTAATTGTACCTGCATAGTCGTTATCAATATTAACTTCACCATTTGGTCCTGTGGTCAATGTAATACCAGTTCCGCCAGTAATTTTATTGAAAACAAATGTACCTGCACTGTAACTGCCTAATACATTACTGCCTGTTTGACTAGAGTTATTGGTGGCTGATAGATTCACAGCCACGTTCACACTCTTACTCACAGTGTTTGGTGTTAGGGTGATGCCTGAGCCTGAAGTAAATGTTATGGTGTTGTTTACTGTATTGGTTGGAATATCAGTAGTGTCAACTGTCACTGTGTTGTATGCTTGTTTGAGTGGGGTGTCTAAATTTATTTCATTACCGCTAACACTAGTTGACATGGTAATACCAGTGCCTGGACGTAGTGTTTTAAATTGTAAACTGGTACCACTTGTAGTTTTATAGACTGTTTGTCCACCACTACTATCTTGTACGTTCTCTCCAGTATAACTAGCACCAACTATGGTAATACTAGATGCATCAGCTGACATGCTGATGTTAGTTCCAGCTCTAAGAGTTTTGAAGCTTAGATTAGTACCAACTTTAGGAGCTGTAACTCCAAAGTCTAATACAGTGTTGGCAGTGTTGATACTGCCTACTACGAAATTGGTAAGGTCTGATGGCTGAGTAAAAGATGTCCATGTGGTTCCATTACTAATATATGCTTTGTCTTCCAGTTGTGCGTAGGCCAACATACCTGGATAGGTAACTGCATTGGGGAATGCCGATAGACTGGCATAACTGTTTTTGTATAATATTTTATTTGCTATGAACTCTTCAGCAGTTACTTGAGAGTTTTTAATGGTGTTGAGCAATGGGTATCCACCTACAGTGACCCCATCATGTACTCTGAGAGTATCTAAAGTGATATCAACCGTTATTTCGCCCTCGGCGCCTGTGAACTGTTGATGATCTAGACTACTACCCCTACGAATTTTTACACTTTTAGACATTTATCGTTTCCTCTAACCAGCAAGTTGGCCATTCATTATTGTATATTTACCAAATATTATTTGACTCCGTGCCAACGGCCCAAGGGACACTTGCTGAAAGGCCACATGATCAAGGCAGATATGATGCATTTGCATTGTTGGCAACGTCCCATTTTATTCTCAGGGCACACTTGGCATTGTGCTTGACGTTGTTTTAGGTAATATATGTTCACCCCATATTTACCCAATAAAAAAGGCCCTTACGAGCCTTTTCTTTTTATATTACCAAGAACGTTTACGCACTTCTTCGATGACCCCTACCCACTCTCTTCTGGTCTTTTTGCTCTGCTGTTCGGCAAAAGCATTGGCTTCATCTTGTGCAATATGTTTGTCATACATGCCTGCATTGATTAGACTTTGTCTAACGATCCTGGTGCCGTTCTTGACATCTTTAGCAATAATTCTATATTCGGTCATCGTGATCTCCTTTTCAATATTTAGCGTCTAACCTTGCATAAATTCATGGCTAGCGATATTCTAGGCAACTGGGATTGGTTGGGGTATACTCCATGACGCAGGCTACTTCTAAATACCACTAGACTACCTTCAAGGGGTGTGTATGAAGCTGATTGATTACTGAGTTCATTGTGTGTCATAGTGTCCAAGGGCAACATGTCTGGTAGTAGGGGACTTTCAAACTTTAGACTGCCACTACCTTCAGGCGCTGTTAAAAAGTAAACAGCACTAAAATGCCACCCTGGGTGATAGTGACTTTCTTGAAAATCTCCTGGACCATACACATTGGCCCAAGCCTCCCCAATCATAAACTGATTCATACTGCCCATTTTAAATGCCAGCTCGTTAGTTTGTTCTTCAACCCAATGGGCAAACTCCTGCACTGGGCCGTCATCAGTGTTCAAGGGGTTCCAAAGATTAAAACTGTTGGGCACGTTGCCTATCCAATCTTGTGTTGTGGGATTCTTACCCACACGGGCTAGCACGAGTGGTTCAAGATGCTGTTTGAGCTTTTCATGCTGTGGGTATTCTGCATCAAGTATTGCTGTGGGGAACCAGAGTGTAAGCATTGTCAATTTCTTTGTGATAATTAAGTATAGTTATAATTTTATTTGTCCGAGATCAACACTTATGATAAAAACCATTGACCACCCACTGCCCCAGTGGCTAGAGCAAGTGGGCGAGGAACAGTTCTATAGGTTCCCCATGGAGTACAATCATCACACGCACAACCATAACCCCGCATTCTTTGGCCGATGTTTGTTTAATAGAAGGACTGGGGTCAATCAAGAGCCTCCATACTTTGTCACAGCCCTATGCGATTACATACGCACGGACTTGATTCAGCAACTGGACCCCCAGGCCAAGTTCTTGGGCTTTGAACGTGTCATAGTCAATGGTCAGACAGGGGGTATGGCTCCAGGGGTACACACAGACTTTGACCATGATCCTAGATACTGGACTGGGGTCTACTTCTTACTGGGCCACTCGGGCGATTTGAAATTTTATGAACCCCTAGACGAACAACAAGTCCCGTTCCAACCACATAGACTGGTGGTGTTTAACAGTGGTATTGAACATGAAGCCTTGGCTCCTGACCTAGGGGATTGGCGCATGAGCATAGGCATCAACTGGCTCATGGAAAGTGAATATAACCCTACTTGACTAGGTGTTGAGCTAGAACCATACAGCTGATCCAAACCCATATGGTATTGAAACCAACCAATGTGGGCAACAACTTCTTGTTACTGGCCCATATTAATGTCAAGCTGGTAAACAGGGTTAAAAAGAACAGCCACCATATTTGAATGCCAAATATAAGTCCAGGCACAATGATCAAGGCCTTGGCGGCCCATGATGCAAACTCTACTACGTTATAGTCTGTCCAGTATTCACGTGTGAACCACATGCCATAGCACTCACGGATCTTGCGCCAATTACTGTGAGTGTATACTACTCCAATTGCTACTACAAAGGCCACTTGTGCCCAGATAATTTGTTCTAAAGTCATAGTCAAGTAATTAGCTCTTGACCAGAGCTAGCTCACATAAAAATGACTTAGTAGCTGAAAATGGCTGTGGCAGTGCCCACAATCTCTAGGGCATCATGCTCTATGTAGACTTGGTAAAAGTCATAGCCTTGAGCCCAAGCATCAGGCAACTGGTTGTCCACATAGCCGGGAGCCACGGAGTAGACCCATGAGTCCACGGGCAAGGTGTCAGTGTTGTCATTGGCCGCAGTGATAGCAAATGGTCCTGCTTGTACAGTGGCCACACCTGCTGATTCCACAAGAGTCAAGCCCCCACTGGCTACAATGTTGCCATTGTCCAAGGTTTCAAACTGATCATAGGCCACGTTGTAGGGACGGCTCAAATTGGTTCTTGTAGTGATCAACTGCATGATTGAACGTGTGAACATGCCTGATGCAGGTGCAGTTTCACTGTCAGGGTCTGCGGTCAACTTGACATAGAAACTGCCCAAGGGCAAACTGTCTACTTCGGCCGTGGCAGTCAAGGCATAGATAGCTTGAGGATTGACCACACCGCCCAGGGGTATTTGACTGGTCTGTTGTGTAAATGGCGCCAGGCGCTGTTGTATGCGCTCTTGTACTAGACTTTCAATCAAGCTGGCATCCTGTGTGACCTGACCCGAACTGTCCACGGGCAAGTGTACCATTATGGTCCATGAGGCTATGACCTCGGGGGTGGCCTGTGGGTCATTATCGGGCACAAACTCCTGTGTGACATCAACCAAGAGTTGACTGGTCAAGGGATCGTAGCTGTTATAAACTCGTTGTAGGGTAATCATGAAAAGGTCCTAGTATAATATACTGTGTATTTACCATTAGCCCCACTTGAGCATGAACCATGCAAGATCCTGAGGCCTTTCAAACTGGACTGCAAGTCCGCCCCCTAGGGCGTCCCGCCAGCGCCACAACTCACCTTCCCTGCCCACATTAGATATCAACCACACTTCCACAGCAAACATGTGGTCAATCCAATCCAGCTGATGATGGTCCTGGCCAATCTCAGGCCAAGCAATTTCGGCTTTAAGCAATGTAGTCATGCCGATGTTGTCGCTGAGCCAGAGGATCTAACATGAGTATGATGGCACTGTATCTCTCGGGAATGTAGACTAAAAGTCCTAGGGGATGAGTACTGATCCAACCCTTATACCTTTGTATGTACAGCCACATCTGTTCCTGAACTGAATCTTCTGCTGATGTCAAATAACAATGTATTAATGAGTATGGCTTCATATGAGTATATACACTAGTATGAGTATTTACACTGAGCACATTCCCGCTGTAGCTACTAGCACATATACGTCAAATTAGATAAAACCTTCTAACCCTACATTCCCGCTGTAGCTGTAGACAAATATAACACTCAACGCATACTGCACACACGCACTCATACTCATACTAAGGAAAGGTCTCACACACTTACACAAGGGCTCATACTGTATACTCATACTAGTGAAAGGTTAGCGTATATACATAATACCTAGCATTCCCGCTGTAGCGTGTGGGGGGTCAAGAGCTAAAAGTCCCGCTGTAGCATATACAGGTATTTTAGGTAGAATGGTAAAAAGTATTTGGTCATTACCCGATTGGACCACGACCCTGCCAAAAATTTTTACTAGGATTTCTTAGGTATTTTCGCCCAAATCTGTTCAAAAGATGGGATCTACGGTGGTATTCTAGGGCTCCTTGACCCTGAAAATGGGCGGTTTTTCACTCTATATCCAGTATAGAACACTCTTGACAAAACCGATGTGATCCTGTATACTATACTCATATAGTGAACGAGGAAGACTACGGCATGAGAACTCTTATACTAGCATGTACAGCGTGTATAGGTATGACTGGGTGTGCAACAGGTCCTAGTATGAGTATAACCACATATAGTATGAGTATGACATACTGGAGAGATTGTGTGGGCCATCAAGCAAAATACCGCGCTGGTGATGAGGAATGTCGTTCTAGATCAAGACCTGAACCACAATGGGGAGCGGTCAAAGAAGTGGACACAAGAGCTTTTGCCGAGAAAAGAAATTGGGAACAGGTGGAAATGATCAGCTATTGTCGTAGTAACCCTGACAATGGTAAGGACTTTTGCAGAGAAATCCTAAAGAAATAACTTGTGGATAACCTGTGGATAAGTCCAGAATTGGTTGTGGATAACTGGCGGATAAGCTGTGGATAACCTGAAAGATATCCACACCCTGTGAACAACCTGTGGATAACTTTGAGCTTTTGGGCGGGCTCTTTTTATTTTGCCACCACCAGAATCAGACGCCCAGCCTCCACGTCCATCCCCAGTATGACTGTTCGAACACATGGCCGGTCTTCCCGTTTTCTTATTATGCCACTAGTATACAATGGAAAAACCGTTTTGTCAACCGGTGGCGGAGAAGCCAGACTCTTTGTGTGGTCTTTCAAAAGGCTCTTGACAAAGGCTAGGTTTTATCATATAATTTAGACTTACACACTAAGGAGCTGACTGTATGGGCGCACTAAAAGACGTAATTTTTGATATCCAAGACGAGCTGAACTCGGGCGACTTGAGCTTTGCAGAGATTGCCGAGCGATACGATGTGCCACAATCCACTGTGGAGGAGATCTTTGCTGACATGATGGAGCAGGAAGAAGACTACGAACCAGACTACGAGGACGATGGTGATGCCCTTGCCTCTGCTGGCTTTGGCACGGACGAAGACTACGGCTACTACGGAGACGAATGATGAAGACCTCTCACACCATGTACATCTACAAGGCGGATCGTCGTACCAAACGGGGCGAACGACTTGTAAGCACTACAGTATGGCAGAACAGGGACGAGGCAGAGATGCGTCGTGAGGTGCGTGAACTCCAGTATGAACTGTGGCCCACACGGTTAGGCTATCGCATAGAGTTCGTGCCCACTATGAAGACTGTGAAGAACTTGATGACGGGGCGGGACATGGAGATCCCACATGACACCCCACGAGCATGTGATCCATCAAGTGAACTCTACTGGAGCATGTGATTGCCCAAGATCCGTTGGAGTAGACTAGTCTTACATCTAGCCTTGGCCTATGTGATAGGTCAAGTGATCTATTCATGTGCCTTCCTAGATGAACCAAGACCTGGTAGCTTGGGCGGTCCAGTGGGCGTGAGTGCCGGGCAGGTCAGATAGTGTTGTAAAAATACAACAAAGAAAATGGTTGACAATCGGTAAAACCGGCAGTATAATTATGACATACACTACACAAAGGAGCTAGCATGTTCAAACTGTTAAGTACTGCCAACCCAAAAATCCAAAAGGGTACCAAGCAAGGCTACTTGAGCTTTATCCTTCACCTTGCCCCTGCTGATGTGAGCGGCTACAATACCTGCCCCAAGGCCACGGCTGGTTGTAAGGCGGCATGCTTGAACACTGCCGGTCGTGGTGGTATGTTCAAGAAAGGTGAGACCACCAACACTATCCAGAAGGCACGTATCCGCAAGGCCAAGTACTTCTTTGAAGACCGTGCAGGCTTTATGGCTGATCTCTACAAAGACATCCAGAAGGCCATCAAGTTCGCAGAGCGCAAGGGCTTGACTCCTGTGTTCCGTTTGAATGGTACTAGCGACTTGAGCTGGGAGAAGTATGAGGTAGCGGGCTACACTAACATCTTTGAAGCCTTCCCCCAAGTACAGTTTTATGACTACACCAAGGTGCCCAAGCGCAAGGTAGACGGCATTAAGAACTATCACCTCACGTTCAGCCAAGCAGACGGCAATGAGAAGGATGCCAACTGGGCCATCAGCAAGAACATGAACGTGACCGTTGTGTTTGACAAGATCCCTGCAGAGTACAAGGGCAAGACTGTATTCAATGCAGATGATACAGACCTTCGCTTCCTTGATCCTAGGGGCGTGGTGCTAGGTCTTAAGGCTAAGGGCCGTGCTAAGAAAGACCGTTCAGGCTTTGTGGTCTTTATGCAACAGGCTTGACAAGGGCCGGTTTTTCCAGTATACTATAGGCTAAGTTAATAAGAAGGAGCGAGCAATGGGTTTAGACATGTATGCGTGGCGAGTCAAGGCAGAGGATGCCATTGATGACTTTACTATTGCCAAGGACGAAGAAGGTCGTGGCAAGGTAGAAGAGATGCACTACTGGCGCAAGCATCACAACCTCCATGGTTGGATGGAGCGGCTGTACTATGCCAAGGGTGGCGAAGCTGACAGCTTCAATTGTGTGCCCGTTCGCCTCAATGAGGTAGACCTCTTGGCCTTGGAGTTGGACATTAAGGCTAGACAATTGCCTAGTACTAGTGGTTTCTTCTTTGGAGACAATCCTCCAGACGAGGACAGCGACACTGAAGACCTGCGCTTCATTGCAGAGTGCCGCGAAGTACTGGCAGTGGGCGATGCCGTTTACTACGACAGTTGGTGGTAAATAGGCAGGGCCGGGGGTTGACAAATGAAACTTCCGGCAGTATAATTACACTTTAAACACACACAGGAGCATAGAATGGCAAAAGCACCCGCAACTAACCTTTTGGACTTTGATCAAGAAGCTATCAAGGCCCGTGAGAAGGCAGTGGCCCGTGAGACTGATGAAGAGATCATCACTCGTATTAAAGAACGATTCACTATCCTTGAAGACATGACCAAGGGTGTGCGCAAAGGTGATGTCCGTGCCATGATCGTTTCAGGCCCCCCAGGTGTGGGCAAGAGCTTTGGTGTTGAAGCAGTACTGACCAAAGACGACCTGTTTGACAAGATGGGTGACCGCAAGCCACGCTATGAAATCCTCAAGGGTGCAATGAGTGCCATTGGCTTGTACAGCAAGCTCTATGAGTACAGCAAGAAAGGCAGTGTCTTGGTGTTTGACGACTGTGACAGCGTATTGCTGGACGAGCTGAGTCTTAATATTTTGAAGGCTGCTCTTGACTCTAGCAAGAAGCGCACTATCTCTTGGAACACAGACAGCCGTGTGTTGCGAGCAGAAGGTATCCCCAATTCGTTTGAGTTCGCAGGCAGTGCCATCTTTATTACTAACATCAAGTTCGAGCATGTGCGCAGTAAGAAGCTCCGTGACCACTTGGATGCACTAGAGTCACGCTGTCACTACTTGGACCTCACCATTGACACAGCTCGTGAGAAGATCCTTCGTATCAAGCAGATTGTGAACGATGGCATGCTGGATGTATACGACCTGACTGAAGAGCAGAAGGCTGAAGTGGTACAGTTCATTGATGTGAACAAGGACAAGATGCGTGAGCTGTCATTGCGTATGGTCATCAAGGTTGCAGACCTTCGTGCGGCAATGCCTGACAAATGGCAGAGTGTGGCTGCTCTTACTTGCATGAAGAGGGCCTAATATGAACTTGACTGACAGCGTCATGCAACGGATGATCGAGAAGGATTGGGGCTGTCAGTGGCTGGGCCCTAATCAGGATCCAAGGACCAGTCCAGTGACCTACTGTGGTTGCAAGGTGGTCAAGGGCAAGAGCTATTGTGCCGAACACTATGCTCGAATGTATGTCAAAGGGTCTGCTTTGGTCAAGGGCAGGAGTGCCGCTCCGTTGCAAAAACACAACACCTTGTCTATTGAAGAGTTGGAGAACTTGTTCAATGAAGCGGTTGCTGAGCTAGAGCAAGAAGGAGTGTTGTAAAAATACAACACCAAAAAGGCTTGACAAATGGTTTTACCGGTGCTATACTATAGGCTAAGTTAAACAAAAGGAGCGAGTATGTCAATTCAAACTATCAATGCAGAGATCCTGCAAGGTGCCTTTACTAACGAACAGCTGGATAGCATCATGGACGCTGTGAAGTTTGCCCGTAGCCGTATTGCACAGAAGAACATCTTTAGCATGCGGACTGGTTCTAATGTTCAGTTCACTAGCACACGGAATGGCATGACCTATAAGGGCACTGTGAACAAGGTAGGTCGTAAGTATGTCACAGTGGCTACGCCACAAGGCATGTGGCGTGTTCCTGCTAACATGCTGAGCCCAGTATGATGGGTCAAGTAGCATTGATGCAACGGTGCATGAAGAGACTTGAAGAAGTCTTGACCGTTGAAGAACGCATGAAGGTCCTGCGAGTGCTGGCAAGCACTGCCAATTGTCTTGCAGACTCACTAGAACTTGACGAACAACTGAAGGAGATTGACAATGCCAAATTGGTGTAACAATGTGGTCGAGCTGGCCCACGAAGATCCAGCAATGCTTGAGCGTGCTCGTGATGCACTGAATCGCGGAGAGTTCCTAAATGAATTCATCCCAGTGCCAGAGAGTTTGCACATTGTAGCAGGCATGGTAAGTGATGAAGCAGAGCAGAAGAAGCTCGAAGAAGATACCAAACGCAACATGGAAGTTCATGGCTATGGCAACTGGTATGACTATTGTGTCAACGAGTGGGGCACCAAGTGGGACGTCGGTGGCGATGGCATGACCTGCGAGATTGAGAATGGTCGCATTAGCACATCCTTTGACAGTGCGTGGTCACCACCTATCCAGGCATACGAGAAGTTGGTTGACTTGGGCTTCAGCGTTCGTGCCTACTACTATGAAGGTGGCATGTGCTTTGCTGGTATTTGGGAAGACTTTGAAGATGACTACTATGACCTTAGTGGTATGACCAGTGAGCAGGTCCGAGAAGAACTGCCCGCAGTCTTAGACGAAATGTTCTGCATCAGTGAATATATGGCTGAATGGGAAGAAGAGAACGCTGAAGAGGAAGAAGAGAAAGAATCGAAATAACAGTTTACGGGTGGTAAGGGCAGTCCTAGGTAATACCTTAATGGGGAGTCAACAAAACGCAGGCCCACTCCCCACCCAACTTTGCTCCGTAACCTGCAATGGGTTACTTTACAAAGGGTACCTGGTGTGCCCTTTCTTTTTGATAACTACAAGGAGGAGAGCATATGACAGAATACAAATGGCAAGACGACTTAAAGAAACATGCAGGGTACTCAGAAGAGGAGTGCCAAGATCCCCGCCTATGGGAGTTGATGGTGGTCACGGCTCGTGCTTGCATTGACCTTATAGAAGATCGTTGTGAGTTTCCTAGAGCCCAAGTACCTGAAAGCGAAAAGCCCCTACGCGATGCTGAAGCTGATGCCATCGTTAAGGTCATCAAGACCTGGTTCCGAGCCAACGGACAGATAGACGATTAATGTTGTAAAAATACAACAAAATTCTGGTTGACATTTGGTTTTACCGGTGCTATACTATAGACACTTAGGAGAGCAAATGATCACAGCAGAAACCCTCAACACACTTATCAACTACCGAGCCCCCGAGCTAACCAAGTTGGCCAAGGACAATGGCTACACAGGTCCAGCCTTCAGCTCATGCAAGTTCCTAGGCATCACCAATGGTGGACAGATCTGCTACATGGCAGTCTTCCTGTGTGAAGGTGGCACTGACAGCACCAAGGTGTTCATTACCCATAGAGGTGGTAAGGTTATTGCAGACACTGACTTGACAAGATGGTAAAACCGTGCTATACTACACACATAAACACTAAAGGAGCAGGCATGTTAGATATTTCCAAAATTGTTAAGGTCTACAACGGCAAGCTGGGTTGTATGTGCGGTTGCAATGGCAAGTACAGCTACACAGCAGACGGCGCAAAGAACTTTGGCCCAGGCTACGATGTAACGGACAGCGTTAACGAGCGTAGCGTTAAGATCATTGCTAAGAAAGTACTAAACAATCCCCTTGCCAATCGCGAGGAAAGCACAGAGTATGTCTTCGTTGAAGACCGTGCAAACAACAAAATTCAGGTTGTTTACTTTAAAAATGCTTGACAACTGAATGTTTCGGTTGTATAATTAACACACACTAACACAGCAAGGAGCTACAAATGGGCACACGTTCACTCACTTTCGTATACGACGAGCAAGACGTCATCATCAACATGTACCGCCAGTACGATGGCTACCCTAGTGGTCATGGCTTAGAGCTGGCAGAGTTCCTTGCACAGTTCACTATGGTCAATGGACTAGGTGTTAACGAAACACGCAAGGTTGCCAATGGCATGGGTTGCTTGGCTGCACAGATGGTCAGCAACTTCAAAGTAGGCGAAGCTGGACAGTTTTACCTGTACCCAGCAACAGCTACTGACTGTGGTCAGGACTACGAATATCACGTTTACAAAGATGCACAAGGGTTGCGAGTGCGTATTACGGATCGCGGATGCAATATGTTTGGACTTACTATGTCTGACAAGAACGAAGCGATCTTTGATGGCACGGTCATGGAGTTCTTTGACTTTTGTACAGAGAAGGAAACAGCGTAAAGATTAACGGGCCCTTAGCTCATGTTGGTTAGAGCAGTGGACTCATAATCCATTGGTGGTGTGTTCGACTCACACAGGGCCCACCAATTACACACAGAAGGAGATAGAGATGGGATATATCATTGCAGTAATTTTTGGTATTGTGATTGCAACTGTAGGCTTTGGTGGCATTGCCAAGATTGGTGACAGTGCCGTGACCAAGGTACAATCAGTTACAAAAGAAGCAACCAAATAACGGTTGACAAGCTGCTCAAAAGGTAGTATACTATTAATAGTTAGAGATTGTTCTAACACACACATTCACACTTGGAGATTTAAATGACTGATAAACTGTTCACTGTAGCCGGTACTTCTAAAGTTAACGGCAGTACCAAAGTTCGTTTTGCTAATGATATGACACGTGTCAAAGTACTAGTTAAAGGCGGACACGACAACATTGACCTTCTTGAACTGCCACGTGCTATGACCAAGTCAGAAGTGGTCAGCTACTTGCTAGCAATTGACTTCTCCGATGGTAACGTTGAGAAGGCTGAAGCCATTCAACGTGAAGCAACTAAACGTAAGGTAGAGTTGCAAGCAGCCAAGCCCACTAAGGCTAAGAAGACCACAGTAGCAGACACTGTGATGTCACAAGCCAAAGCTAAGGCATCTCTCGCCGATCTTGAAGACGCCCCTTTCTAAACCGTGCTTTCCCGCTGTAGCGTATACGTAAGACGCTGAGTGCCGGGGTGTTGTAGAAATACAACACCCTTTCTTAATGGCAGAAAGAGCTTGACAGGTAATACCGACTCTGCTATACTATAGGCTAAGTTAAACAAAAGGAGCGATAGATGAAAGCACTAGCACAGTTCGTTAAACAGCGTAACCAATTCAACAGCGTGTTTGGTATCAAGGACTTGGACCTTACAGTGGCGGCGGACCGTCAACGCATTGCAGAGATTGTGGACAGTGCATTGAGTCCGGAGAACCTTACCTGTGATGGAGAGCTGTCACGTGGTCAAGTGCAGTCACGCTACCGTGAGCTGACACAAGTGGCTAAAGAGTTGAAGCAGTTGGATCCTTCCGTTAAGTTTTACGAATACGCCTAAGGAGCTGACATGAAAGTTCTTGTTACCACAATCATCAATCAAGAGTTGGAGGTCCCAGAGGGTTGGGACCGCATGGATGTGTTTGACTTCCTTGCAGAGAACCAAAGCTTCAGGACAGCGTTCCAAGGTGTGAGCAATGAAGATCAAACAGCTCGCATCATTGATCTCCATGTGGTGGAGGAGACTGTGACTGAGCTGGGTGAAGAGGCTTATGACGACTGAGGAATGGATCATTGTAGCACTGGTGGTGGTGAATTGTCTATTCATTGCAGTGTCGCTCATCGTGGCTGGTAACCTTATTGCTCATATGGTCTTTGGATAAACAGGTTGACAGGTGGTATAACCGGTGCTATACTAGTGGCTAAGTTAAACAAAGGAGCGACAATGTTTATAGAGCAAGAGAGCATGGTAGAGTATAAGGGCAAGAGCTATCTGCAGAAGCATGGTAGCCCATTTGATCGTGGTAGTGCAGACAGCTATTATGGTCGTGGTCTTGATCCGCATTACTATCCAAATGGCACAGGTAATGCACCCAAGCTGACCCCACCAGTAATGACTGAGGAACAGGTTGAGGCTTACAAGGCAGGTTACGCATACAACGAAGAGTGCGGTGACAAGAAGAGTTGGGTGTAATATGAAGACTGAAGATACACTGGCCCAAATTGATTCGCTGTTGGATGATGTGGATGCCTTGATACTGGAACTACATTTAAACCCAGCTGTGAAGAAACAATTGAGTGCTAAGGTCTACGACTTGTGGACTGAGATTGAAGGTGTGGTAGATTTAACTCCAACTGATTGGGAAAGCTAATATGTCTAACATCGTTATAGAAGGTCTGTCAAAGAAGCAACGTCTGTTCGCAGACATTATGTGGAGTTTGGACAGCACTGATCAGGTTACGACCTTTATTCGTTCACTGCCTAAGAAGGATAGGGAACAGGCGCAAGTGGTATGTGAGCTAATGATATTGGCTTGCATTGATGAAGTAGATAGTGTGGAAGATTCCACTGTGGATTTGATTAACTCTTTTAAGGAATAAACATGGCATACGATTTTACCGAACTGCAAAAGGTCATGGACCAAATGATTCGTCAACGCTCACAAGAGGATCAAACTCAAGAAGAAGACCTTGAAGAGTATAGTCCTTACAACGGCGCCTAATTTGGGCAAATTGACTCTTGCAATATAATCAATTCCCCTATATAATAGTGACATGCTGTGATAAAGACAGCCACTTTATATAGAGGAAACAAAAAATGAAAGCAACTAAACTCAAGCGTTTCGATTTAGAAACAAAACAAGGCAAATTGTTCAAGGCATTGGTATTGGACAAGGAGACATTGACAGAGGCACAGATCGCCAAGCGTTTTGGTATTAAGAATCCTACTGCCACTATCTCAGTTATTCGTCAACGTGGTTATGCTGTATACAGCAAGAGCCGTGTTGCTGGTAACAATGTTGAAGTTACAGAATACCGCCATGGTGAGGCGTCACGCAAATTGACCGCACTGGGCTACAAGGCACAAAGCCTAGGTATTACCCTTTAATCCTCGCCTAGAGGAAAAGCCCTGCGATTCGCTCCCGTAGGCACCCGACAGGGAAGATTGTTAGTGGTCTTCCCTGTCACTTTGAGTGAAAGACCTTGATGTTAGTGTGGGTATTGCCAAGACCGGTTGACAGGTGGTAAAACCTGTGTTATTATACTTACACACTAAACAAAAGGAGCTAAACAATGCAAGCAAGCACAGCGCAAGTCCGTGTAGTAAAATCCCCCAACAAACACGCAGTCAAATGCAGTCGTTTTTACATTGCGTTCAACACTACGCAAAAAGTCAACAGCAAAAATGCAGTATACACCTCCGGGGACTGTTTGGAGGAAGACCTCCCTATGCTTATTAGCAAGGCAGTTGCCTCCCTTAGTGCAGAAGACTTTGTCATTGTAGCATAAGCAATAACCCTACACACAGTAGGGTTATTTGCACAGCAGATTGACAAAAGGAAAAACCTATGCTACAATGTACACATACACTAAAGCAATAGGAGCAAAGATGCAAAAGGTAAAAGTTGTAAACATAGAAGACGCAGGTTACTACAAGAGCGAATATGCTAGCGGAAGCACTGTAAAGGTGACACTGCAACGCGGCAAAGAGTTTGTAACATGCGATCAGATTTTGATTTGGGAAGAAGAATACGCAGAAGACTGTTTTGAAGAATGGATGGACTGCGCACTAGCAGGCGAAGAAGGATACACTTACACAGCGTAAGGGTATTAACGGCACAGATTGACAAACGGCAAAACCGATTGTATAATTAGCGCATACACTAAGAAGGAGCGTAAGATGAGAGATGCTATACTTGCAAAGCTAGCAGAGATAGACGACATGCTGATGGAGGCTACGCTAGACGGCGAGCAACTAGCAGAGATGGACTGCTTTGCAGAGTTAGAAGGTGCATTGCACAAACTAACAGAAGCAGTAGATTATTACGTAGATTAAGGAAGTAAAATGAGTAAAGCACTAAACAAAAGAATTGCAGATGCATTTGGTAAAATATACGACAGAGGTGATGCAGGCTTAGACTACATGGACGGGCATGTGGGACTAGACGCAGACTTGATGCAGTACTTTTATGATGACGAGGTGGAGACACTGAGCAAGGCAGACAAGATGCGACTAGCAGACATGCTAGAGCTTGTGGTTGCTGACATGGAATTTGACTTGGAGACATTTTGATTAATAACATGTTGCAGTGGGCAGGCACGGTGTGCCTCCTCACCATGTACGTGCTAATGTCTTTCTTTCCTCACCTGCACCCCTATAACATTGTAGCAGGCGTGGCAGGTGGCATATTCTATCTTGCCTGGACCTTGCGTGTGCGCAACAAGCCTCAGCTACTGGTTAACGTTGTAGCAATAACCATAGGGCTAGCAGGGTTATACAAGTACTACGGTTGACAGGTTTTTCCTTTTGTGTTATTATACACATACACTAACAAGGAGCGCAACATGGCAAAGGTAGATGGTCAAGTGGTCAAGGTAGGGGACTACGTCAGCTTTAAGTGTGACATCGAGCAGTCAGGTCGCATCACCCGGATCGAAGGGGACAGGCTGTACCTAGAGGCAGGCCCAAATGGCTTTGAGGGTGGCTACATTGGCGGGCAGGAAACAACCATACAGTCAGCCAGGGATTGTTGGATAGAAGGTTGACAGCCGGTAAAACCTGTGCTATACTAGACACATACACTAACAAAGCAGGAGCACTAAATGACAGTACAAGAACTTATCGAGCAGTTGGGCTACATGGACAAGGATGCAGAAGTCCATTTTGCATACAATTACGGTGACCATTGGCGCACACAGGTAGCCCCTAAGGTGGGTGAAGTGTTTGAAGGCGCAGTAGTGTACAGTGAGTACCACCGCATGGACAAGATGGTGGAAGACGATGGCGAGGGTGACTTTGATGACGAGGGCAACGAAATTGTTGACGAGTCCACACGCCGTGTAGTGGTATTAGGTTGACATTTGGTAAAACCGAGTGTACAATGTACACATACACTAAACAAAAGGAGCAGGAAATGGATATAGCAAAGGCATGTAAGATCATCCAGGCCAAGGCATATGGTCGGGATACAGGAGTCCTAGAAGTGCTCATGGACATCAAGACCAACAGTCACAACTACACACTGGAAGAACTGCGGGCCTACTTCGTGTTCATGGAAGCAGGCGAGAAGATGTTTGCACCTAAGGAGTATGCATAATGACTGAGAATGAAAGCATGTTCTGTTTCACCGTGGGTCTACTCTTGACCTTGGGCGGTGTGGGTAGCGTAGAGCTCAGCATGGACAATGCCACATTGGCCACAGGAGTCCTGGTCAGTGGTGTGGGCCTGCTCATCATGTGGGTGGGCACCTTGGGCATAAAAAGACTTGACAACTGATAAAACCGGTTGTATAATTAACACACTAACACACAGGAGCAAGCATGTACGATATCGTTCAAAACCCCATCCCCAAGAGTAACTTGTTCACCACTCCAACCCTAGCCGAAGTCCAGGACTTCATTGCGCACTTGCCCAGCAAAGAGCAGGCCAATGCCAACCTAGTGCTAATGTTTACCCTGAATGCCTGTAACCAGCTGGTTGAAGACGAGATCCTTAGCCGAGAAATATTTGCTCAATAGGCTTGACATTCCGGTAAAACCGTGTATAATGTAACACATACACTAACACACAGGAGCTGACAATGGCATACATTAGCAAAGAAGACGTCCAAGCAATCCGCGCAGAACTCAAGCAGGCATTCCCCAAGTGGAAGTTCAGCGTTCGCAAGGGCAGTGGTAGCCTTAGCGTGGACGTGAACATCATGCAGGGCACTTGCGCATTCGAAGGCAAGGACTATGCACAGGTCAACAACTACTGGATCAAGGACCACTGGCAGGATGCAGATGACCAAGCGGCCCTGATCAAGATTGATGAGATCATGCACAATGCTCCGGGTCGTGCGGGCGGTCGTGTTTACTTTGATGAGAGCGATGCCATGACCGATTACTTCCACACTGCGTTCTATACACACATGCAGATTGGTAGCTGGGACAAGAAATATATCTGCGTAGAGGGTTGACAAGTTAGGTAAAACCTAGTATACTTTAGACACTAACACAAAGGAGCAGACAAATGGTAACAGCAGAATTCATTACAGCAGGCAAGGTCTTCGCAGAGCAAGCAAGCCAAGCCGAGTACGCCAAGTGGGGCGGGGACAGAGGTTGCTGTGGCTTTGCTTGGGTTGAGGTCTATGTGGATCGCACTAACTCAAAGCAGGCACAAGAGCTACTGAAGGCAGGCTTTAAGAAGGACTACAAGCCCCGGTGTTTGAGCATGTGGAATCCAGGTGGACTCCCAGTACAGAACATAGACATTAAAGAAGCAGGTGCTTGGGCCTATGCCAACTACCTAAACACATTGGGTCTAAAGGCCTACGCAGGCAGTCGTTTAGACTAAGGTTGCTCCGGGAGAGCTTGGGGGGTAGTGTCCCTAGTAGAAGAGCTCTCCCTCCCCTCTTGACAATAGGCAAAACCTAGTGTACAATGTAGACATACACTAAGCAAGCAGGAGCACTAGATGAGCATCAAACTACGCAATCATATCATATACCAGATCACTGTAGAAGGCCAGCGTTACATTGGCATTACCTACAAGGACAAGACTGTACTGCATAGCCTACAGCGTAGGGCACATAAGCACTACTATAGAGCTACAGTAGAACAGCGCACATGGGGATTGTGTGCAGCCTTGCGCACACTGGCTAGCAAGCATGAGATAGACATCCGTCCCTTAGAGATTGTTAGAGGCAAGGCGGCTGCTCATGCTCGTGAGCGAGAGCTTATAGCACTGATGAAGCCCGAGTTGAACACTGATGTGAGAGGTTGTGGCTACCAGGTGGCATGACAGTTAGATAGGTGGGTGGTGGCTTATATGCGCAACTGTTGTTTTTTTGCAACAGTGCGCATGCCAATTCTTCTGTCAATATTCCCCAAAATCGTCTACCCAGTGGTTAAGAAGTGGTGGGCAACCTATAATTCTACTTTTAAAAAAACTGCGCACCAATTTTTTGCTAGTGTAAGACCCTTTCTGGTATGACCACTATAGAACACTATAAACAACTATAATTCACCATAGACAACTATAATAGTCTATAATCCCCTATAAAGCTCGGTCCGAAAGGACGAGTGAGTTTACTCACTCCCAGCTATATACTAGTATGCATCAATACTATGTTTTAACCCGCGACTTACACTACATCACAGTGGGCCAATGGATTGCCCACAATAAGATCAAGCATGAAGTACACTTAAACCGTACACGCTTTTGGATCCCAGAAGGCCCACTACTAACAGAATTCTTACTACGCTGGGCTGATGTGTGTAAGCCAGTAGATGTCAATGATCTCTCACTATAAGGACTATAATGGAAACTAGAACAAGAACTTTGGTTAAAACTGTTATATATAGGATTTGGGTCATTGCGAGCACTTATGTCATGCTCTTGGTCACTGGGCAAAGTCTGACTCAAGCACTAGTCCCCACCATCATTATTAACATGGTTTGGATGACCAGTTACTACTTGTACGATCGAGTATGGTCGGGCATTGCGTGGGGAAGGGTTGACAAATAATGTGGGTAGTTAATGAATGGTAAAAACCGTTTACCGCTGTTGCTTCGCAATCGCGCTTCGCGCTCTTAACGGCTACTTCTGATGGCGGAGTGGGCCCTTAGGATTCTTGCTTAGGATGAATCGAATGCCATCGTGTGTGAGTGAGTATTCGTCCAGTATATAACTTATGCTCACAGCATCCATGATCAGTTCATAAGTGCAGTTGGGTATGGGAATTAGGAAGTCGTCATCAGTGGCAACGTCGTCCCAAGCAAATTCAATGTCAGTTCTGTCGGCTAGCACAATACATCTAATACGGAACCAGCCCTGTGGTTTGGTCTTGCCAATGGCCGTAATGGCTTGGACAGCTTCAGGGCTATATGTGAGGAAATAGTTATCGCCGGGGATTCGTTCTACTTGCATGGAATTATTTAAACTCCTGCTGGTTTGGGTAGGTAGTCTTTTGAATCAGTATCTGCCCTGAGCTTGTTGTTGATGCAGGCTATTGACTTGTTCTTGGTCCAGCTTGATTATGTCAGCTTGCACTAGATTGATTTGACGTCTTAGTTCGTCAGCTTGCCAAGTCAATGCCTTTTTGGATTCTACATCTTCAGTTTGGCGCACTTGTTCTAATAGGGCGGTACACTCTTCAGTTAGAGTTTGAAATTGTTGGGTTAATTGTTCACGTGTCATATGTTATGCTATACCTTTTGTTCTCGTTGTTAAAAAGACTCTGTTTTTATTTAAAACTTGTCAATAATTGTTAATTTTTTAATCAATATTGACTGGTTCTGTTAAAAAATGCCTAGTTTTTAATCCAGGCTCAAGGATTTGTTCGTTAGTGTTACCCTGAGCTCTTGTATGCGTTCTAACCAACCATTATTTCTCAATGCCTTGAACACTAGGTTTTCCGTGCTGAATTCCCCATGCTGATCCAAGCCACTTTGTCTATACTGCTTGAGCTTGCGCATGACTCTGTCTAGGTCATCCACACTGTCCGCACGATCCAAGATACGGGTCAAATGACGTGTGAGATAGCCATACTTGGCCCTAACACTGCGGTCATCATACTGTGTGTCCTTTAGGGGTTCACGCACCAACCACTCATTAGAAATCAAACTGTACTTGTTGCCACGCACAGTTTCATCATCGTCTTCCACGTAGACTTCTACTGGAGTGCCGTAGAGCTCTACATCATAGGTCTTGTTCCACAAACGGCGCTTGGCATCCAAGAAGTTTTCTACTAAAGATCCACCCCCGTAAATCTTGTCCATGTCCACTATGATGTGTAGGTCTAGGTCACTGGCTGGGGTATAGGTCAAATTGGTCTGACTGCCCGTGAGCACTATGTCCCTAAGTGGCACTTGGTCCAAATCCCATGATTTTATGAATTCACGAGCATGTGCTAGTAATTTGAGCCTCACAGGTTCTTTAATTTGGTCGCCGTTCCACAACTGAGGGTTCAGTGTGGTGTGTAGCATTATGGGGCTGATAAACTCTAGTATTTGCATGGTAAGTTATTTACCTGTTAAATATCCATATGAACATACAAAACCTAACTGGACAACTGCTAGTAGCACCACCCAAGATATTGGACCGCAGATTCAACAACACCGTGATCTATATCAACAGCCATACCAGCACAGGAGCATGGGGCATGGTGGTCAACAAGCCCATTGTGAGCGTGACCAATACTGACATACTCAAGAGGGTCAACATTGAATTGGACTTGCCTGGGGAAGTGCATGCCGGGGGTCCTATTAACAGTACCAGCTTGCATTTTTTACACACCCCTGATGTCAGTACCATGGAAACACAGCACAGTGGTACAGGCTTGTCTGTGAGCAGTGACATGGGCTTTATCAGTGAGCTCATGGCAGGCAACATACCCAAACAGTATAGGCTCATACTGGGCACTTGCAGTTGGGCACCGGGTCAGCTGGAGGGCGAAATATCTGGGCAAGAGCCTTGGAACAAAGAACACAGTTGGCTAGTGGCGCCAGCAGACCATGAAGTACTCTTTGGTCTAACTGGCATGGATCTTTGGCGGGCCAGCGTGGAGCTCAGTGCCCGTAGCGCAGTCAGCGACTGGATGAGTTAATCTCGTTCGCTGTTCAAATTAGCCAGCATGTCTCTAATGCGGCTGGTATCAGTTTTAGCACGTACCTTACCCACAGCAATGCCGTCATCGGGTTCACGAGCTTCTTCGTTAGACATCACAGTAGAAGTCTTTTTCAATCCATCTAATATGCTAGTTGCCCCTGTACTAGGCGCACGACCACCACCCTGACCAAAGCTGGCTTGTGGGGCATCTCCCTCTTCACCTGGATCTGTAATGCGTAAACTGTCCAAGTTATAGTCCAAGTCAATTTTCTGTCCCACAGCACTGCTTGAACGTGTCTTCATAAACTGTATTTGATAGCGTCCACGTTCACGCATAGCACGACTTGTAAAGATGCCAATCACGTTGTCAGCTGTTTGGATTTTAGATAATCCACCTGAAATATGACTGTGATCAAATTCAATTTCTTCCACAGCACTACGATTCAACTGTGACGCTGTTACACATACACACTTGGTATCCATGGCAAAGTTACGAATTTCTTCACTCACATACTTGTCTTTGACAAACAAGTTTTCTGCACTGATCTTGACACTGATCGGCATCATTAGATCCAAATAGTCAATGAGCACAACATCAGGCTTGTGACCTTTTTTCACTTGATATTCTTTTATGTAGGCTCTAAGGTCATTAACGTTCTTGCCCGATGGCAAGTATTTGACCTGTATGGCTCCTTGACTTTTACCTGCAACTTTAACTTTGAGTTCTACGTCATCGATGTTCTTAAAAATTTCTCTAGTGGGCAAGCCAGTCATCATACTGTCCAAACGCATGGCTACCAATTGTTCGCTCAATTCCAAACTAACGTACAATACGTTTAGTCCGCCTTGACTGAAGTTTATGGCTAAATTTTGTAAAAACAAACTCTTACCTGCACCTGAACCACCTGCAAATATATTCAGCTCGCCTCTATTAAATCCACCAAATAATTTTTTATCAAATGTGGGCCAGCCAGTACTGACTTGCCCGTTCTTATCTTTGAGTCCCATCAAGCGACCTTTAGGATCTTCAAAGTAATCTGTACCCATGTCTTTGTTAAGACTAATTTGTACCGCTGCCTTAATCATGGCTTCTACTGGACCAAAGTCTCCTTTTTCCAGCATGTCAGCACTTTTAATAATTGCTCGTTCTAGAGCTTTGTGTCTACTAAACTGTTCAAATTCATCTAACAACCAATCATAGTTTTCTACTGGCAATCCAGTCACATCTTTAAAGTCTGTACTGCAACTGGTATTAACAATGTCCAGTTCAGGCATGACCTTATACTTGTCCACATAGCCGTTAATGAACTCGGCTGCATCTTTAAGTTTGCGGTCAAAGTTTTCAGCATCAAAAATGTTTTGGCAACGTACAAAAGTCTCTGCATCACTTAGAAACATTTCCAAGTAAAGTCGTTGCATTTCAGTAGTATAGTTTGTTTTTTGCATGTTTAGTCTGGTAATTTATTAAATCTTGAAAGGAAGCTTTCTAAGTAGCAACTGTATTCTTTACAGTCGCTTGTTGCCTTGTTCATTAAGTTTTCTCTATAGTGTACCCAAGTATGCCCGTCTAGTTCGACCACATGGATTACCATAAATTTTTTGCTATTTGATTCCCACACGCTTCCTGCTGTTACTTGAGTATTCATTTAATTTCCTTTGGATAACGTTTCATCAGTAGTTCCAATTTTACTTTGTTATCTGTAGCTGTATCTAAAATTGTCTTTATGGTAAACAGTCTGCCATAACGCTTAAATGCTTCACTAGCATCTTTGATATCTTCTTCCCATTCAGGTATTGCCACAAGCCATCCCATTTCCATAGCTTCTTTAACAAATCCCATGCCAGTATGATCTCTGTCAGGAACTACTACTACTGTCTTGCCTAGACTATTAATTATAGCTTTTTGTTGTTCATTTGGCAAGTTTGTGAGTATGGCTACACCACCAATGGCTAGAGCATCAAATGGGCCTTCTGTTACAAAAACCACCTTGCTAGTGTATTTTTGATTATCAACATTAAACACATAGCCTGTTTGATTTTCACTTAGGTATTTTGGACTACCTGGTACAACTTTCCTAGCAGTGTAGCCCACACACTTCTTACTATGATAAAAGGGTATGACCAATCTATCTTTATAGCCTGGCATTGGACTGTACAACCAATTGTAATCTTCTAAAGTGTGTCCACGCTCTAATAGATACTCTAAGCATTTGATTGCTTCGTCGTGTTCTAATATTGCTTCTGCTAATGGCATTGAATCTAAAGGAGGAGCAACTTCTTCAAAGTCCTTGAATGTAACTTGATTGGTTGACCCATTGTCTAAAAGTTTAAGAGCTTCTAAACTCCATTCGTTGACTTTACTACTAGGTACATTAACCCATTTGAAAAACTTTTTATTTTTGCCACTAATCTGTCTGCCTGGTTGCCAACTGGTCTTGAACCCACAGTTAAAACAATGATAACTGAATCCACCACCGCCGTGACTGATAAATCCACCACGCTGTCTAGTGTCTGCACTCTCGCCATTATAAACACAGCAAGGAGCATCAAAACTAGTCCAACCACTGGACGTTTGTTTTCTTTTAAAAGGTAGGTATGATAGTAGTTCTGTCTGTAAAAGACTCATACTACTATTTTAGCTTCTATATAGGACTTTGTCAATGGATCCGGCTGTCTTACTATACTCAAACTTGAAGAAGTTAAAAGCACCATATAGGTTGGCATATTCAATGACATTTTTGTTGGTATGATCAGTTGAACTTAATAACGCCCAATTGCCTGCGTCGCCATCTATACTGTTGTTTAGTGAGCCGTAGATTTTAAAATTACCGGTAAAATTATTGAAATAAATTGCCGCAGTATGTAAGTCGGCATTACCTTTACCATCTCGGTTGGCAGCTACTTTGCCAGAAGTAAACTTGTTATCAGGCATCTGATTAAAGTTTAAAGTTTCACTATCAATAAATTTAGGATTGACACTGTCAATAAGTTCAGCAACTCCGGTCATACTGCTTGCACCATCAACAAATACTGGACTTAATTCGTTCGTTGCCAAATCTTCCAAATAGATTGAATAATTGTATTTTCCTGAGTTTAAATTAACAGTGTCTCTGCCAACCAATGTTAACTCAGCTGAACCCCTTAGATTGTAGGTAACAAATTTAATTACACTACCTAAAGGGGCTAGTGCAGTAGTGGGTGAACTCAAAGTTACCTGTGCTCCATTAATAGACTGCACCGTTGTATTTTTTGTTATGCCAATGCCATATACGCTTTGACCAACACTCACATTAGTGGCATTGTTCAATGTAATGGTGCTTCCTACAGCAGTTTGAGCAGTGGCAATAGTTTTAGACACAGTGTCATCTAGAACTGTGATTCCTTTGGAAAGCACTCTTTTATTTGTACTTTGGTCATATAGATTGAACCTAAAACTTTTATCACTGATATTAACAGTGCGTTGTTCACCATTTAAAAAATTAAATCGGATCGTGTTTTTGATCCCTTTTGCAATATTAGCATAGCCATGAAACATATCATCTACCCCCATAACGGAATTATTTTCCAAATCTATGAAAACTCGGATGGCTGGTGTATATAAATAGACTGGTAAATTCAACATACCCATATTTATAGTGAACGACATAACAAATACATTACAACAGACATTCCCATTTTTAACCTGCGTTCGTTGCAACGAACTGGAGATAGTGGGCATAGTTATCAATCAAAACGACAGCGTCCTAAGCATCTATGATCTGGGCGCAATTCACAACGACATTGAAAAACAAGGTCTTCTGGATCTTGGCGAACAATGGTGGTGGGAAAGCAATCGAAAAATACCTATCAATATATTCTTAAAAGGTGAGCTTGAAAACTACCGAAGATATATCAAAACAATTAATAGCAAGGATATTGTTTTAGTATTTGGGCCAATTGTTAATCTAAATGAAATAGCAGAAAAAAGAGTTAAACGAAAAAGTATTCAACTTGTTCGTAGTGTTAGGAAAATCCGTAACTAATTGCTTTACAAATATTATTCATTTGTACCACAATAGCATGTGCATAGGCAATTGCGTGGCTTTTCTTAAAACTATATTCATCTTCAGTTTTAACCCAAATCTCATCTTTAATACTATCCCAACCCTCACGTTCTACCTTTGAAACAAGGTGACGCTTTCCAGGTCTAATCAGTGCCAATAACATGGCCAACTGCTCTATATTTTTAGGTTTTACCTGAGCAACTAATGAATGATATCCATTGATATGAAATATCAAATCACAAAACTCTTTTTGTTCTAACAAGTCCCAAAGAGGTTCAACAGCCAGTAATTGATCAATTTCTTGTTCACTAGTAATGTCTTTATAAATTGACACATTCAAAAAATCTATTTTAAAATAGCCACGATCTTCAGCTTCTTCATAATCTATACTGGCAAGTCCTGTTACAGAATCGTACGGGATAGAAGTACAATATACTCCAGTATTGTGCTTTTTAACAGTACCATTTTCAATACGACTCGCTGGCACGTGCTTGATTAGCTTTAGTGCTGAATCTCTATCAAAAAAGTCTATGTCAATATCTGGCATTATGTTATTCCTGCTTCTTTACAAATTTCTTTTACAAGTGCAATTTCACTAGGATATGTTTTAAATCTTTTCATCCAATATGTAGGATCTATAATATCAGACACAATGTTCAATTGCTCGTCGTTAAATTTAGCCAGCATATCTTTTCCACTGTTACAATTTAATAACAGCCAAGGACTAATCAATCCATCAGCAATGTGTCTAACTGAACGATTAATGTTAACATAGTTAAAGTAATGTGCAAAATTTGCATCTTGCTCATCACCCCATTCCATCATAGTGTTAAGTGATCTTTGTATTGCAGAGTCTACTGGCTCAATTTTAATCATTTCGGATAGATAGGTATAATATAATTCATCTCTACACCAGTGATCGAGCTTAACTCCACTTTTGATAACGTAATCAACAAACTTGTCAGGATAGATAGGATTAACGTTATTAACAAAACTACCAAACTTAACGAACGCATTGTAGTATGGGCTTTTGCAAAAATCTTCATACGTTTTATCTTTTTTAGAATTTTGAGTCAACTTATAAAATCTATTATAAGTCATAAATCCAGCTTGCACTCTTTTCTCATCTCGTTGCAATGCCCTACGTTTTTGCTCACACATATGGGCCACCAAAGTTGCTTCTTTGGTATATCCCTTGCCACAGTGAACACACGTATAGTTACTCATATTCCTTGCGTTGCTTTTTGTCGTACCCCAACTGGTTAAACAGATTTTCAATGTCATCCTTAGTCATTAAACTTGTCAATAATTTTACTTCATCCATCTTCATTGCTGGATTAAGTTCAGCAATTAATTTTTCAATTTTAACTGCTTTTTCTTTTTTGCCGGCAGCTAGATATGGATGATATGCCTTTGCACCAGTACCACATCCAGCAAACAATTTCCATAGTAAACCTTTGTGATTCTTACTAAGTTTCCAATGATGCTTGTTGACCAGCTCGTTAGTCATTTCAACAAACCATTCTTGAACATCATTATCACCTTGCACATTACTAACATATCGCATTAGTATGTAAGGACTAAATGACTTACGTTCTTCTTCTGTAAGGTTGTTGTACATGTCTTTATCTCGCATGTCAACACCGTGCAATTCTTTTTTGATATCAAGCGCCATGTTCTTTACTCAAGTTATATATTAGTATACACTGTTCTAAAGCATGATGCAATGCTTCATTTGTTCGAGCTTCTCTGCGAATTTCACCCCACATTTTGTCTTCCATTATGTGGTCACGCAATGGTCTACCATCACTTGTTCTTGGATCAAAATTTGGATTCTCTTTATTATAATCCCATCCATGAACTTGTCTAGTACTTGGATCAGATCCAAACTCTCTAGCATACACGACATTATCATGTCGTTCGTATATTAATTTTACACCAGGTTTAAGTTGTCCCATAATATCACCAACATTTTGAATAATCAACTAACTCACTTTGACGACTAACTTCTTTAACGAAGTATGCACACGTAGGTGCTTCACCACCGTGCAAAGGAGTCGCAAGTAGTTGTCCCAATCGCATTTTAGGAAAATACCATTTTACATCTTGATAAACATTAATAATGTCTACTGGATAAAATTGTGGTTTGAAACTACTAATTGGATTAAATGTGTAGGCGCTAAAACCTCGATCATTTAAACTGGTTAATGGCAATACTTCCATGTCACCTGTACTTTCTGGGTCACCAACAATCATACACCAATCTAAAGGCATTTGGACTTGCCAAGGACCAATTTGTAATACAGCCGCTGGGCACGTAAATGATTCTAAGAATATAAGTGGTTGGAAAAAGTAATCGGGCTCTTTAGGATCGCTGTTATCTAACACAGCGAATCTACAGTCTTCATCAACTTCTTCTGGAAGATCATTTAAGTAAAATGTTTCATCTTTTAAAGTCAGTATTTGCATTATTAATATTTCACCTTGTCTATTGTAAACGGATATTTTGCTTCTTTGTAGTATTTTTTACGCTCCGTTAAATGTCTTTTTGCGTATTTGGTACTTGCAGTTATGTCCCAAATTTGTACAAAGTCTTTGTCTTCAGCTTTTCTAATGCCACGACCAATACTTTGAATAACTCGAACAAAACTCTTTCCAGGTTCAATTAAAACTAGATTAAAGATTCTTGGAATGTTAATACCTACGGCAGCTACACCATATGTGGCAACAATAATCTTATCATCTGATTCTCGAACTTCATCATAGTGTTCTTTCCTATCAGTGGTCTTAACGTTGCCATTAATAAACACACAATCTAAGTGAGCACTCAATTGCTTGCCACATTCAATCCTGTCAACTAATACTAGGGTATTTCCAGTTTCAGACATTACTCTAATAAGATTAGCAACATAAGTTAATCGGTCGCTATCAGTGACTAGATATTTTAATTCTTCAGCATAACCACCAAACTCTTTCCATTCTTGAGTTTGAATTATGTTAACGTGGCAATTGGCCAAGTGACCTGCTTCCTGTAATGCATGAGCAGAAATACCACCAACCACTGGGCCTAAACTACATTTGATACCTTCAAATTCAAAATCTTCTTTAGGAACTGTGCCAGTTAGTCCCCAACGTATTGGGCAATGTGCAAATGCTCCTGTTAGCAAATTTTTTAACACATCTGCTTTAGCCATGTGTACTTCGTCAACAATAACGCACACTACACCTTCAATGAACTCAATCAATTTCATTGCATCGTCAAGTTCTTTGCCTTTTTTCTCAAGTATATTAAGACTTTGCCAAGTACAAATCGTATGCGTCTTGTCTAAATCTTTTCTATCACCATAGTATACACCAACATCTAATCCAACGTTGATATAATCTTCTTCAGTTTGCTCAACAAGTCCTTTGTTTGGAACAATAACAATTGTGCGTCCATATTTTTCACACATATGACTCATGGTAGCAGTCATAATTGTTTTACCAGCACCAGTTGCTAGTTCTTGTATGCTTTGCGGATTTTCTAAAAATCTATTAATTGCATCTGGTTGATAGTCACGCAATAAAATTGGCTCACCTTCTTTAACGTGACCTTTAGGCCAAACTTTTCCTTTGTCTGCCCAATATGTCTCAGTGACTTTTTCAAATTCAAGTTTAGTTGGATTACGTAAGTCTTCTAAATCAATGTCAAATCCTCTGCTTTCTAACTCAGGTAATACCCTATCTAACATGCTTAGATATGTAGTTCCGCCTAGACCAAAAAAGCTAACAGTACCATCCCATCTGCCTAATTTAAAAGCAGGCATGTGTCTTGCATAGGGCAACTCGTACTTAAACATTGACACTAATTTTTTCCTAGTGTCTAAATCTAAACCTTCAATTTTTACGTTGACTTCATCTTTTAATACTATTTTACAAGACGACAAATCCATCTCCTTGTTTTGTATGTTCGTTGTGAGCAAAATTAAAAATTGAGTTTTTCATGACACTTTGTATGGTATGATGTGTGTACACATACTGGTTTTCAAACAAACAAATATTTGCAATTTTTTCATTTTTTACTAAACTTTTTGGGTATTTCCCACCTAAAAATATCCACTTTACATTGTCTTGTGTAGACTTATTTAGGTTATAACTTTTTACTACGCTGTTGAATTCAACACCCTGACCTTCGTTATTTTGTCTAAACAAAACAGCGACATCACTTAAACTTATACCACACGATTCTAGGTCAAAAATCCAGTTTTTTAGCGTTTCTGCGGTGGCATTTTCATGAAGGAAAATTACATTGATTGTGTCCATATCTTTCATGAAGTGCAAAATTTGTGTGCGTGAATATTTTTCTTTTGGTAACACAAAATTTTGTTTTTCGTGTTGCTTAAAAATATTGTATATTGGATATTCAGTGCCAACTACGCCAATTTCTTCATAAATTTGGTCATCGTAAACACTTACTGCTAATTTTACACTTTCAATTAATGCACTAGTCAAGTCAGTGGAACTAAAATTAGATTTTATATTTTTAAAACAATAAGTGTCATGATGCTTGATTAGCATGGGAACATAATCTTCAAAATTTTCCTTAATTTTTTGGTATTTTTCCAATATTTCTGATATTTCATCAGTAACTTCAAATTTTAAAGGAAGTAGTTCATTAAAAATAAATTCTAAACTTTTTTCATTTAGATCAAACTGCCAAGTTTTAGTTTCAGGATCCCAATTAGGTTTCGTCAAATGTGTTTTTGACGAAAATTGGCGAATTTTTGTGACTAATTCTTGGTTAAACGGAAATTTAACTCTAAATTTTTGATCTTTGTAATCAAGGGTGACTGCACTTTGATTATCAATCACTCTAAGTGCATGTTTGTACACAGGAGTGTCAATAAAAAGTTCAATATTTTGATGACCAAGTGCAAGAAATTGCTTTTTATATTTTTTCAGCAACCGTAATGCAATTTCTGCCTGTTTTTGAGTAAATGCTTTGTTCTCAACACATTGCCAGCCAAGGCTACTAGCAATTTTTTCATCAAATGTGCTTAGGTGTATTTGGCCAATGGCAAAGAGTTGTACAAAATCTTCAATATACTTCATATTTTAAATTATACATGAAAAATATGGTGAAGTCAAATATCTTGTATTACAGTTATTGAAATGGTTTCTTTAATTTGCTGATTAGTTGCACTATTGACATAATCAGGAGTGAGTATTCTTATTGCTGGGTCGTCACAATTGAATAACCAAGCATCATGCTGAGAAAAATAAACAATTGAACCTAAGTTTTGATGCACTACACTGCTAAAGAATTTATCTACATCAAATTTTGATACAAATTGATCAGTAACATATAATGCAAGACCTTGATACTGATTAAAAAATGGTACAAAGAACTGAAAAACATCAGACCCTGCATCTTTGGTCAATTCATGTTTGACCAAATCACTTTTTTTAATAATATGGAAATGTAAACTTTCTTCACTGGTACGTTTAATTTTATCTAGACAGGAATCAGCGGTTCCATTAATGTCACCTATGTAAATTTTTCTGGTCATACAGTTACATCCTCCATTCCTGCAGTTCTTAGCTTAATAATATTACTCATTTGCCATTGTTTAATATCAAGAGCTTTGATAATACCAAGCCACTTGTTTCTAATCAATGCAAACTCGTTTATTAGTTTTTCAAAGTCTACAACATCAGCTTCACCGTCTACGTACTTTTCAACATCTCGACTACTCAATGCACGTTGATAGTTTTCTAAGTATTTTCTAAAAGTTTTACTACGTAATCTTCGTAATTCAATATTTAGGTATTCTAGTATTGCTTCAATCTCTTGTAATTGGTTAAAGCGAAGCTCAACAATGCCAGGCAACATTGAGCTTGCTTTTTCCAAACTACCATAAATCTTACATTCCTGCTGTGCTAGAACCATTTGGTCATAATAGTACTCAAGGCAAGCGGGAAGCTCGCCGAGGTCCTTACTTACCTTGTTGTACCACATTAATAGTCCTCGTCTTCGTAAGATTCTTCATCTTCATCTGCATCATCATAACCCTGCTCCTCGCGAAGTAGGGCTTTGATTGCTTCGTCTAAATGACTATCTAATCCTTGCAGACTTTCTAAAGTTTTTATGTCAACATCTTTGTCAACTAAAAAGTCAACAAAATGATTGGCAGCAATGTCGATATTCTTACCTGGAATATACTCTTTAAATAAATCCCAAACTTCAATGATTAAATGCTCTTCCATGATTATTCAGTTTCCTCTACAATTGCTTCACTTGCTTCTACTTTTGCCAATGAAGTATTGTAATTAGCCATAATAATTGTAAGACCGTCTTTTTCGTTATTTTGCCAAGCCTTTCGGAATTGTTTAATGATCTCACCATCTGGTGTAACATAAACAAGACTGTTGCCTTCTTTCTTAAGAAGACCTTTTGCTTCAGCAAGATCGACTAGACCACTAAAAGGACTCATACCAGCTTCGTAAGGAATTTCAACTTGAACGCTTTCAAAAGGTTTTGCATAGCGTGTTTTCATAATTTTACAAGCGGCACGAATACCATTAACTGTAGTAGTTTTGTTACCATCTGCGTCTGTTTTCAACTTCAACTTACGCATGGCCACAACAATACTAGACGCATAGATAAAGCCTTGTCCGCCTGAGATCTTGTCATCAGGATCAAACATGTCTTGACTTGCGTATGTATGATTAGTTGCTACTAGACCAACATTGTAACTACCAAACATGTTTACACAGTTACGAACAAGTGCTGTAAGTGCTTTAGGCTTACGGCCCATGTCACCTTTCAAATCACCTGCTTCAAACTGATTAATGTCAGTAGGAGTCAATAGCATACCTAAACTGTCAATGACAAACAATACTTTTGGACGTTCGCCATCTGGCATTGTTTTATACTCTTTCATGAATTCGTGGATAGTTTTTGCCACGTCATCAATCATAGCCATGTTAAGTTTAAGTAGTTTGTTTTCACTAGTATCAACACCTAAGGCATGCAACCATTTTTCATCAAGTGCATTTTCGCTGTCTACTAGGACAACAAAAATTCCTTGCTCTTGTGCATGTCTTACAATATTGCCTGAGCAAATATAACTTTTACCTGCACCACTTTCACCTGCGAACACAGTGACCTTGCCCAAAGGAATACCCTTGTTAAAGTCACCACTGATCAAGTAATTGAGTGCAAAGTTTCCTGTACTAATCCAGTCTGTAGGATCGTTAAAACCAACACCAAGCCCATCAATAGACTTAGTGAGGGTTTTACGAAACTTAGAGACATCAAATGCCTTTCCCATTCGTAAACCCTCCTAAATTATTCTGATTTATTTTGACGTGCGCGAATTGCGGCAAGAATATCTTGCGCTCTTTCACTACTTGGTGATTTGCCAGCTTCTTGTGCAGGTGCTGTTGTTTGAGCAACAGATTCTGTTCTAACTGCTGGTTGTGCAATTGCCACAGGTGTAGCAACATCAACTGCTCCAACATCTGCTTCAGCATCGCCACCACGACCACTGCCTGTTGCGCCAGCTGGTTTGTAGTATTGTCCCCAACGATCCATGTCAAATGCTTCGCCATCAACGCTTGCTTCAAACATTTCTTTGATGACTTTGAGTTCAACATCAGTTGGCTTCTTAGGAAGGAAATCCCTTAGATTGAACAACCCGTTTGCTTTGATAGCATCTTGTTGTTCTTGTGTGATGCTTGTTTCTCTGCGTGACCATTTGCTTGTGCTATAGTCAGCGTAGCCACCCTTAGTAGTTTTAACAATTTTGAAGTCAAGACCACGAACATAGTCAGTTGGCATTTCTTCAATCTCATTGTCCATCAATGCGGCCTTGATAATGTTAAAAATCTGAGGACCAATAATGAAACGACGGATTGGATTTTCTGGAGTTCTATCTTCTTTGAACTTGCCAGCGTCAACCACAAACCCTTGGAAAACGTAAGACTTTTTCTTCCAATACTTACGACCCATGTCTTCCAAACTCTTGTCTTTAAACCAAGGACGTACCTCAGTTAGAATAGGACAAGTTTCTCCCCACATTTCCATACAAGGAACTTGTACAGTAACTGGACGTGAATCTGTTTGACCTTTGATACCAGCAAATGGTAGTTTGATCATGGCACGTTCTGCCCAGAAAAATGTGTTATTTGGATCGCTGTCTGGAATGAAACGGACAGTTACTTCTTGTCCTTCTGCAATGTTCCAGTGAGGGAAAATGGCGTTGTCGCCACCTGTTTGACCACCGCTTTGGGTGCGGCTGTTTTGTTCTTGAAGTTTTGCTCTAATTTCTGCTAAAGATGCCATAATGTTTCTCCTTATAATATGCCTTTAGTTTGCCTTACTTTGTAATGTGCCACTACACAAAACAAAAAGCGCATACATGTTATTGTATACGCTTTTATTTAGCAAGTCAACTGAAATTAATATTTAGATTCCGGCTAACTTTTTCAAATCAAATACTTCACTGGATTTACCAGTTGCTTTTGTCTTTGTGCCTATTCCTGCCAATCTTTGTAATTCAGTGTGGTCAGTGCCTTCATTAATCTTTTTAGTTGTAGTTGGTGATTTGTTTATAGCAGTTAGACCGCTAGACTTAATTTGCCCACTTAGTTTCTTTAGATCTTCAAACATTTGTTGACTAGTTTGTTCAACTTGATTTTGATTTGCCATTTTTTGAATTAATCGTTCTGCTAGCTCGCCTGCTTTATCGCCAAATTCTTTTTGTACTTTGATAGCAACACCTGTTTCACCTAATGGGAAGTTGCCAGTGTTACGATCATAGAATCCCATGATAAACTCTGCAATCTTTTTCATATTTGAGTTATCGCCTTTGCCCTCTTGTGCGGCGCCTTCTCTTTCGTTGACTTCTGCACCAAAGCCTGTGTTGTCTTGTTTAATGCCGCCACTCTTGGCTTGATTCTTTAGATTGGCAATAAATTGGGCGTCATCGTCTTCTTCGTTATCAATGCCCTTTAACTGTGCATCTATATCTTTGTCGCTCATTGCGGCTTTAGGTTTTTGTTCACCGCTGTGATTGGTTATTCTATCCCAAGCGGCATAAGTTCTTTCGTCACTCACACCCATCATTGGTAGTGTATTAAAAAATTCACTTTCAATGTCTTCTGGTTTAATTTCACCTTTGCGTATAGCCATTGCTACTTTGGCAGTATACTCTGCGGCAGCTTTTCTTTCTTCAGGAGTTTGATCTCCTGTATTTTCCTTAGTAGCAATAGGATCTTTTTCACCAGCATTAGCTGGCATCAATGCCCCTAATCGTTTGGCATCATCAGCACTTGATGCACCACTTGGATTTGGTACTACTTTTAAATTTTCATGTAAACTATCAAACACTAGTTCGTGAAGCAAGTCACCGTGTTGATCTCTAAGTTGTTCTAAATCTTGATCTGATAATTCTGTGCCATCTTCAAATGACCCTGCACTAAAATATGCATCAGCAAAATCTGGATAGTCACGTGTATCTACACCGTCAATTTCTAAACTTTGAACATCGACTGCTTTTCCATTGAGTTCAACTGAGGACTGTCCTTCATTGACTTCATTACTTTCAGCCATTTGAATATCCAGTGCTCCATACACTTCTGGTTCGTATTTGCTTAGATATTCAATTACTAGATCTTTTGCATCTGAATCTGGACCTTCTGATTCTGCTAGTTGTGCTAAGTCTTGTTTCACTTTATTGGATAAGTTGATGCCTAATTCTTCTAACGCACCTGTAGCACTGTCGCCATTGATGCCAACAGGGAAGTGTTCACTCAATAGACCTTTTAATGAATTTATTTCTTCAGGAGTCAGTCTTGTTTCAATTAGTGTTGTAGTCCATGTGTCAAATTGATGATCTGGACTTTCAGACACTAGGTCTTCTAAATTAACTTCTTCTGTAGTGTCTTCTAATTGTGCGACTTCTTCTAAATCAATATCACTGTTTTCCTGCATAATACGATGTATCAATGGAAAAATGTCAGCGATATCTTCTTTAAAACTTTTAACAGTAAACTTGTCTTTGTAATCTTCTAATGTAATTTGATCCATTAGTGGCTGTTCGTCACTGGACACTGCTGTGCCAAAACTGTTTTTAAATTCTTCGTAATGATGTTGACGACTCAACTTGGCCATGGTACCTTTTAAGGATTCTAGTTTTGCAGTTGCTCGTTCCACTATGTGGTTATTCTGAGTGTTCATTAAATCTTCTTTTTGAACATAATGTTTGAATGATTTTAGTTTAGCAATGTCTTCACTCATTTCAATAATTTTTTTGCCTATTGGGTCATGTGGTAGTCCGCCATTGGCCACGTGTCGTTGCATTGCTTCTGCACCAACTTTATGATTGAATGGATACTTGTATCTTTCACCAATAGCATTTTCAATAAACAATGCTTCGATGTTTCTGCTACGTGCTCCTGGAATAGACTCATCTACTGTTTTGCTGTGTCTAATAATTAAACGTGTCTTTTCCAAAGGCTTATAACTAGTGCGACTAGTGCCTTTCATAAGTGATTCATTCATAACTGATTCCTTTTTGGCCAAATAACCGTAATCTCTTTTGTCTAAATTTGTTTTAGAAATATCTCTTGTGTCAAAGCTCATTAATCGCTTCATGGCAAACTTTCTCATTTCTTTTAAAAAATTATACCATGTTTTTGATATAATTGGATCTACATCTTCTAAGATATTTCTGTTGAAGTAAATTTTTAAACTACCAGGTTCGTTGATACTGATACTAACGGTGCCTAAATTAGTACCTTCAAATACAGCATCAAAATCAAACAATCTGCCCTTAGTAGCTTCAAATGTAGGTTGTCCATCACCGTCGCCCATTTCCATCTTGGGAAATCTGCTACGGATTTTATAGAACAAGTCTTGTGCGATAATGTCTTGATTAATCATAATGATATTTATGCTTTCTTAGCTCATGAATATGGGCATTGGCATGACCACATCTTCGCCCTTTCTTAGAAGATCATATACTTGTGGATCCCAATCACTGAGTACTCCTAGCATACGTACTGCTACTAACATACTCATTACAAGGTCATCATGCTCCCCTTGTTTAGCCCCAAAACTGGTTCCAGAAGCAATAAATGCCTTGAGTTGGCTAATAAGTGCTTTACTTTTAATGTCAATTGATTTAGTTTCAATCAGTTGTTTTAGCTTGGCGCAAGCAGAAATTTTACTATTATGGGTAGTGTTAAATCCCTTACGGAACTTGCGAACGTGTCCTTTGCGTATGGGTTCACTGATAAACAATCCTGGTATATTTTCCTCTCCAATTTCATTAATAGAAACTAGAGCGGCTTCTCCTACGGTGTTATTTTCCACACTGTAATATACTTTAGGAGCATTGTCCCCGCCACCTGATTCTTCAGTTATATATTTGCAAATTTCTTTTAATATTCTAACCTGTGCTTGAACTGGAGTCATATTATGATGCCATTCAGCCACCTGTTTCATTCCAGGTATTTCAAATACTTCAACAGCACTGTAGTCACCGCCAGTTCCTAAACTAGGATCTAAACTGACTAGATAATTTTTATTCTTTTGTATTTTGCTATACCAGCGCACCTGACCTACACGCATGATTGGTTCTACCCCTTCCATTTCTGCAAGGAATAATGCACTAATCAATGTCTCATCAAAGATAATAAATTCACATTCGTGTTCACGACGGAATCTTTCTTCACCAATGCGTGAGCGTTCTTCATTGGCCCATTTTTCATCTCTGTCAGGATGTTCACTCCAATGTGCTTTAAATGGATGGAATCCGTTTGTGCCAACATCTTGCTCATTACCATATTCATCAAATCGTTTGTTTGCTTCTTTCCATATTTGTGCAAACTGATCTTCGTCACTGTTTGGTGTGCTAGTAATAATAGCTTTACCACCAGTTGACAAAGTAGGAGATATAGAAGTCCAAAACTCACTGGCTATGTTAGGTGGAACGAAAGCAAACTCGTCAGCGTAGAGTAGTGTAATAGACATACCACGACCAGTGTTAGCTGTAGTTGTTTGACTTACTATACGTGATCCGTTGTCAAATTCAACACTGCCCTTATTATAACTAGTAACACCTGCACGTAGAAAATCTGGACACATTTCGTAAGCATAACGAACACGTTGCATAATTTCCTGTGCGCCAGTGTACTTGTGTGCCGCAATAAGAATAGTACTGTCTGGATTAAACATGGCATACCAAAGCAAGTAACCAGCCGCAGTGGTTGTTTTACCTGTTTGACGTGGCATCATGTTTACATTAAATCTGTAATTATGATAGCTGTCTAACAAACGCATTTGATACTCAAAAGGTTCAAATAACATTTGTCCTTTTGTTGGATGCTGTATGTAGAAAAAGTTTCTTAAAAAATAATCCGGACCCGTGACAGGATCTGAACATTTGAGCATTTGTTCTATTTCAGCTTCGGTCCACTTTTGTCGAACGTGAGCTTTTTTAATTAATACGCCGTCTAAACTTTTTGCCATATGTTTGATTAAAAAGCCTGCGCTGGGCAGGCTTTATTTGTTCCTGTTAGGAATATTTATTGACCATTTTTGAAAGCTTCGTACTCTTTGAGTAGAGATTGTGCTAGGCCTTCTCCTAATCCTGGATTACCCTTGGGCATTGTACCATCCATTCTATCCCCTTGTCCTGGTTGATTAGGACGGAATACCATTTTTTCAGGATCATATTTTGGAACATCAGTTGGATCTTCTGGAGTATTTGCATACTCTTCTTCCATACTGCCAGTTAATGGCTTTTGATTTAATTCATCTTCTTGTGGTTCCATGCTATCATGATCATGGTCGTGATCTGGCGTACTAACAATGTCAATAGCTTTGACCATAGGCATTGGAGCAACTGGTCCGCCTAACATGTCTGCTGTTACTGGCTTAACTCCTGCTAGGTCCATAATGCTCTTTAACATGTTGGCCACTTCTTCTCCACTAGATGCTGTAGCATTAATGCTCAATGTTGCAGGAGTTGAACTATTTGACGGCATGCCCATTCCGCACTCGTCTATTTGTTTTGATTCATTCAATGTAGTAACTTCCTTTACTTTAGTTAAACCCGATGTATTGTCTCTACTGGTAATACGCTTAACACCAGATAATTTTAATATATCATTTATATTTTCTTCAAGTTGTGGTTTATTTGGGTCCACTTCTTTTGCACTTGTACTTGGGCCGTCTTCTGGGTCTGCTGATATATTGCCTTTGTCTAATCCAGTCAAAACTTTTCCAGGAAGCTGTGCGGTCCCAACTGCGGCATCTTTCGCAAGACCTGCAAGGCCTCTAATAGCAGAGTAGCCTTCAGGATCATCTGTAGATGAAGTTGCTTTACCTAACGCTAAATCAGCAGTTGCTACAGGTAATGTGTATCTTAATTTACTCACTTTGTCAAAATCTGGAGGTTTAATTGGTGAATTTTTATTAATAATTGGATTGTTAGTAGCAATTGTTGTATTCAATTTATTAACATATTCATCTTTTGGTACCGGCATTTTACTGCCTGCAGGAACAACTGCATGTACATCTGATTTAGTGGCTGCAATTCTAGCCAATTCATTTTCAGCATTTTTAACTGCTAGCTCTGATGGTTCTCTTCTTGCGGCTCGATCTGCATTTTTCCCTGCAATGTCATCTGCTGATTTTTGTACTGGTTTTGAATAAACATTTTTCTCATTCCAGTTAAACACTTTACCAGCTATATCTTTAGCGCCAGACCATGCTTTGCCGCCTAATTTTGTCGCAAGTTCACCTGCCGAAGTGAGCTTGTTTTCATTTGTAATATCATGCATTTTCATAATTTTATCCTTTGGACAGTTTCTTTATTCTTTCAAGTTCAGTGGTTGTATTATCAACATTAGTTTCATCTAACGCATCACTGGCAGCATTTAATCCTGTAGTCACGCCAGCACTAGCAGTACCAGTTTTTACACCAGTTGCCGCAACTCCTGGTAAGTTTTTATTTGCCACTGCTCTAACTTCTGGATTAGTTGCAATTTCTTTAGCACCTTTAGCTACATTTTTTGAACCTTGGTAGGCCTTGTTTAGCATGTTTGCTAAACGACCACCACGTGCCACAGTGGCTGCACCTGCAATTGGAGCTGCCAATCCGCCTGTAGCATAAGTGGCTAGTGCTCCTAGACCTGCAATGCCTGCATCAGTTGCGGCGTCTGAATATGAATATGGAACATCTTTGTGAATTCTATCACTCATGCTCCATTCAGTTAATTCTTCCGCTAGCAAGTTAAGCTGTGTGGACATTTCATGTAATTCAATATTTTCTTTTGGATCAGAACGACCAATGTTTAACGGATCAAAAGTTCTCACACCATTGATAGTTTTCATTGGCCAATCGCTTGATTCTTGTGCGCCATTACGATTTGCACCTAATGCGTCTTTAACTGCAGGGTTTGTGCGATCAACTGGTCCTTCCTTAGCAGATGTGTCTGGTTTGCCGCCATTATCACTAACAGTAATAGTTTGTGGAGAGCCGTCAGGTTTTGGTGCCGCTCTTCCTAATGCAACTGATCTACTAACTGGAGCAGTTGTAGTAGTTGCCGCTGGCTCTTTAAGATTTAACTTGATTGAACCTTCTGCATCTTTAAATGGCTTTTCATACCAGCTTCTCTTATCAGGAGCAAACTTGTCGTCACTTGGTACAGCTCCTGTACGTTTCAGTGCGTCAACTAATTCTGGACTATACCAACCTTGTCTTGTAGCAGGGTGATAGCTAGGCAATTTTTCCCATGAACCGTCAGTTCCCGTGTTGCCGCGTTTCCAATAGACTGGGTTGCCTTCTGGATCAATTGCCTGTGCGCCAGTTGATCTCATAAAGTTACCGTCTTTGTTACCGTATTCTTTTCTTAAATTATCAATATATGCCTTAGCATTAGCTGTTTGCTCGCGTTCTCTAGCAACTGCTGCCAGTCTGTCAAATTTAGCCTGTTCGTCTTCTGCATTTACTGGTACTGCCGCTGGAGCTGGAGCTGGTGCTGGAGCAACACTGGTCGCAGTTGGACTTCCTTGTACACTTGCTTGTGGAACAACCCCTGCTCCGTTAGGTTTTGGTCCTTGTCCATCACCTGATGCCGCAGGCGCCGCCGCGTCCACCGCAGGAGACGCTGCCACCGCCGCTGGTGCTGGAGCCGCTGGATTTCTAGCGTTTTCTTCAGCAGCCGCTAGTAATGCTAGGTTCGAGGCCGCAGTTCCTGCTGTAAATTTGCCTGCACCAAGAGTCTTATCTACAAATTCTTGATTACGTCTTTGATCTCTAGTAATACCGAGTTTAGCCAATGCTAGACCAGTTGGACCATCTCCTGCTTTAACAGGCGGTTTTTCTTTGGCGCTGGTTTCAGGACCCTTTGGATCAGTTGCTGTGGCCTTTGGATCAGTTGCTGTGGCTTTTGGATCAGTTGCTGTGGCTTTTGGATCAGTTGCTGTGGCTTTTGGATCAGTTGCTGTGGCTTTT